CTATGATCCGCTGCATATGGCCGGCGACCCGGTGGCCCCGACGTCGCCGTGGCAGGGCGGGTGACGCGCCCGTGAGCGAGGACACCATCTACCTCACGACTGGCCCGAACCCGAAAGGTCCGGGTCTGCTGGCGATAATGACGCGCGGCCAGATGCAACTCGGCGACCGGCACGTCGAAGTGCTGACCTTAGAAGTCGTGCAGACCTACGAAGAAGCTCGGCAGTGGTTTCGACAGATGAAGATCGAGCGGCCATGGGAGACGCGCCAATGATCCGCCGCGTCCTCCCGCCGTCCGGCGCCGCCGCCGACTATCGGCGGCTCTGGCGCATCGTTGATGGCGCGGTCGCCGACGCGCTATACCATCACCCGGAATACTTGCGGCCGGTGAAGCGCGGTGCGCGCCCGGTCGAGCGGACAGCCCGGAGGTCGATCACCAAGCGCGTGGTCGGCGCCGTGCTGGCGGACTTGGCGGGGACCGCCAGGGGCGGCGTTTTTGGGAACGCCGCTGACAGTGGCCGACGGACCGATACCAAGGATGATGCCGTCGGCCTTGGGTGAGGGTTCCAGACCTCTCGCCCGGCGGCGCGTGGAAGATTGCACTACGCGCCGGAACATCGGTCGGGTTAACGGCCGATGGAAAGAACAGCCGGCGCGGGTACGGAGCTCGCGCCGGCACTCCGCCTCGAACAAGGAACGACCCAATGAGTCGAGCAGCCCTTATTGCGGCCCACGCCGCCGCAGCCCTCGGCAGGATCGCCAGCGCACCGGAACCAGCACCAGTGTCGCAGTCGTCGGCACGCCCAGCCTCCACCTACCGCGGCGCGCGCCGCAACAAGGCGTTCGGCCGGCCGGCCCACGGCAACGCGCGGGGCGGTGACCCGAACCGCTTGCGCACCCGCATGCTGAAGTTCACCGGCGAGACAAGACGGACAGGACGGTGACATGACGCGGCCGCTTGCCATCGACCTCTATTGCGGCCTCGGCGGCTGGACGGAAGGTCTGCTCGCCGAGGGCTACGACGTGATCGGCTTCGACATCGAACGGCACGAGTACGGCGATCATCGCTATCCCGCGCAGCTCGTTATCCAAGACGTGCTGACGCTGCACGGCTCGCAGTTCAAGGACGCCGCGCTGATCGTCGCTTCACCGCCCTGCCAGGAATACAGCTACATGGCGATGCCGTGGAAACTGGCGAAGGCAAAGGCCGCGGCGATCCGCGCCGACACGACTGGCAACGAACTTGAACGGCTCAACCGCCTGTTCAGCGCCTGCTTCCGCATCCAGAAGGAAGCCTCGTTCGCCGCCGGCCATGTCATCCCGCTCGTCGTCGAGAACGTGCGCGGCGCGCAGCCGTGGGTCGGCCGTGCACGCTGGTCGTTTGGTTCGTTCTATCTGTGGGGCGACGTGCCGGCGCTGATGCCGCCAGTAGTGAAGGCGGTCAAGGTGGCGACGCTAGGCGCCGGTTGGTATCCGCCCGATCATCCTAAGCACGTCCCCGGCCTCGGCTTCAACACGCACGCCGAGCGGGCCATCAAAAACAACGGCGGTTCTTGGTTCGCCATCGCGCACAACACCACGAGCGGCAAGGGGCGCAATCCGGACGGACGCAAGCTCAAGGACAGCGACGGATACGAACGCAACCATCCGGCCGCCTTTGGCTGGAAGAGCCCAAGAACATCGTCCGGCGCGACTGCCAGGCGCAAGGCCGCCAGCGCCATGATCGCGAAAATTCCGCTGCCGCTAAGCCGGCACATCGGCGCGACGTTCCGTCCATGATCCCCCGCCGCGAACTCAAGGAAGCCCAGGCCCAGATCATCCGCTGGCGCGAGCGGCCGTCTACCATGGTCCGCGAACTGTTCCAGACAGAGCCGGACGAGTGGCAGGCCGACGTTCTCGACGCCTTCCCGCACAAGCAACGTATAGCAATGCTTGCATCGAAAGGTCCGGGCAAAGAACTGTGTAAGAATACAGTTATACCGACACCGGTTGGAGATCGACGATTTGGCGATCTTGTCGTCGGAGACGCAGTATTTGCCGACGACGGTATGCCAACTGTAGTGACTGCAATTTTTGATAACGGAATTAAACCTGTATGGCGAGTGAAATTTGATGACGGTACCAGCGTTTTAGCCGGAGCGGAGCACCAATGGAAGGTGCGAGGTCAGGCCGAGCGCGCCCGAAAAAGCATGTACAAGCCGTGGTCGGTGCTCACGACCGAGCAGATCATTGCGCGCGGCGTGCGCGTCAAGAACGGGAAGTGGGCAGGCCGTCAGTTTGAAATACCCTTGCATGGTGCGGCGCACTATCCGGAGGCGACTCTACCGCTGGACCCATACTTGGTCGGCGTCTGGCTGGGAGACGGCACCCGAAACTCGCCCTCTTACTTCAAGCCATACGTCGAGATCGAGCATGAGCTTCAGCGCCGCGGATACGTCACCTCGCGTTCCGGCGATCACGTTCGCATTCTTGGGATGCTCGACAAGTTTCGAGAGCTAGAGTGTTTCGGCTGCTACAGCTTCGAGAAATACATTCCGGAACGCTTCAAACTCGCATCTCCCCAGCAGCGTCGAGACCTTCTTTGTGGCCTCATGGACACCGACGGCTGCATCGGCGACGACAGCCACATGGAATACGACACGACATCGAAGCAGCTTGCGCTTGACGTCGTGTGGTTGGTCAGGTCGCTTGGAGGAAACGCGCTCGTCAAGCAGGGCATTAAGGCGGGTGCCTACCACGACGAAAACGGCAACCGTATTGAGTGCCGAGACTGCTATCGAGTGAGCGTTCGCACGCCGTTCAATCCGTTTCGGATCGCTCATAAGGCAGTCCGGTGGACCGACCCGATGCGGTCGCCATCCACGGCGCGATACCTGAAACGGTACATCGAGAGCATCGAGCCTGCCGGCGAGGCGGACTGCATGTGCATCACGGTCGATCATCCGTCGGCCTGCTATCTCGTCAATGATTTCATCGTCACCCACAACACGACAGTGCTCGCGTGGCTCGCGTGGAACTTCCTCCTCACGCGCCCGCACCCGAAGATCGCGGCCACCTCGGTCACCGGCGACAACCTCAACGACGGTCTGTGGACCGAGATGGCAAAGTGGCAGGGCAAGTCGACGCTCCTGCAAGCCTCGTTCACCTGGACCAAGAACCGCATCGTCGCCAACGAAAATCCCGAGACGTGGTGGATGGCGGCGCGGACCTGGCCGCGCTCCGGCGACAAGGAGCAGCAGGCCGAGACGCTCGCCGGTCTTCACGCCGATTATATTTTCTTCATCCTCGACGAAAGCGGCTCGATCCCCGAGGCGGTCATGGTGGCGGCGGAAGCCGCGCTCGCCTCCGGCATCGAGGCGCATATCGTCCAGGCTGGCAATCCGAGCGCGCTCGAGGGGCCGCTCTACGCCGCTCACCGCAACCGGAAACTCTGGCACGTCGTCGAGATCAACGGGGATCCAGACAACCCCAAGCGCTCGCCGCGCGTCTCGATCGATTGGGCCCGCGAGCAGATCGCGCAGTACGGTCGCGAATCGCCGTGGGTCATGGTCAACGTGCTCGGCCGCTTTCCGTCGGCGAGCCTCAACGCGCTTATCGGAATGGAGGAGATCGAGGCCGCCCAGAAGCGGGTCTACCGCGAGAGCGACATCGCGTTCGCGCCGGTCATCCTCGGCGTTGACGTCGCGCGCTTCGGCGACGACTCGTCGGCGATCTACACGCGCCGCGGCATCCAGGCGTTCTCGCCCGTCATCCACCGCAACCTCGATTCGCAGGCCGGGGCCGGCATCGTCACCCGGCTGTGGGACACGATGGGCGCCGACGCGGTGTTCATCGACAACACCGGCGGCTTCGGTGCCGGCTGGATCGACATGCTCCGCCAGCTCGGCCGCGCGCCCATCGGTGTCGGCTTCGCGGAGCGCGCCCACGAGCCGCAGCGCTTCGCCAACAAGCGCGCCGAGATGTATTTCGATGCCGCGAAGTGGATCAAGGAAGGCGGGGCCCTCCCGCCCGACAAGCAACTCGCCGAGGCGATGACGCGCACGACCTACACCTTCGCCAAGGGGCAGTTGCTCCTCGAGCCGAAAGCCGACGTGAAGGCCAAGCTCGGCTACTCGCCCGACTCCGCCGATGCGTTCGTGCTCACCTTCGCCGAACCGATCACCGCGGCGAGCAAGTCGGCGGTCAAGCCGCGCCACGAGTGGAAGTTCGATCCGTTCGCCGACCTCGACAGGCAGGCCACGGAATCCTACAAGACCAATTCGGTGTACGATCCCTTTGGAGGCAGATGATGAATTCGGACCGCCCGTTCCTTCTCGTCGCCGTCATCCTGAACAGCGCGCTCTACTGCGCCGGCGTCATCGCGGCCGGGCTCATGTGGGAAAGCCATCTCGCTGTTATCCTAGCGCTCGGCACCATCGGGCTGGCCTACCTCAGCGCTACGATCCAGAGCATCCCCGACCCGCTTCGCGAGGTCCTTGACCCCTCCGGTACCGTCGCCGTCGTTCTCGTGCTAGCTTCCATCGCGACCGGTGTCGCTGCCGGCCTCAGCCTCCTGTGGTGAAGCATGGCCACCCGATCGCAGACCATCGTCATTCCCGGCAAGCACACGCGCGACAAGTCGACCGCCGCGGCCGCCCCGGCGCCGGTGAAGTTCGGGCCGCCGCAAAACACCGCGCGGCCGGGCCTGAAGGGAGGAAAGTGATGGGCTTTCTGTCGCACAAGTCGGCACCACCCGCACCTCCGCCGCCCCCGCCGACACCGCCGACCTACGCCGACTCGTCCGTGCGCGCGTCCGGCAGCGCGGCTCGTTTCGCCGCGGCCGCCACGTCCGGCGCCGGGTTCGCCGACACCATCAAGAACGTCGGCGGCGAGGCCGGAGCGCCGACGCCCAGCACGGCCCAGAAGCAGCTTCTCGGCGGATCGACCTGAACAGGACTCTGACCGATGGCTGACGGATCGGACGCCGCCTTTGCTAAGGCACCGTACCAAGAGATGAGCCCGAGTCTGCTGGCCTTGCAGCCAGTGGATGAAGAAGCGCCTCGTCAAAGAAAGCAAAGCACCGATTGGACGGACGTGATCTACGGCCGTCTTGAGGCGCGGCTCGCGATGCTTCGCACGTGGAGATGGTCATGGTGGGTACACTGGAGTGTACTTGCGCAATACTTTTTACCGAGAAGATGGGCGTGGCTTGTTGTTCCAAACCGCACTTGGAAAGGCCAGCCGATCAACGACACCATCGTCGATTCCACCGGCCTGCTCGCCGTGCGCACTTGCGCCGCCGGCATGTGGACCGGGCTGACCAGCCCGTCGCGACCGTGGTTTACGCTGGAAATCGGACTGCCGTGGATCGACCTCGACCCCGAGGGCAAGGCGTGGCTGGAGGACACCCAGCAGCGCGTCTATACAGTATTGGCGCAGTCGAATTTCTATACCACAATGTCACAAGCCTTTCAGGATGTGACTGTAATCGGTACAGCGCCGGTCATCATCTATGAGGACTATGAAGACGTAATCCGGTGTTACCTTCCGGTCGCCGGTGAATACTATCTCGCGTCGGGCGCTCGCTTCGCCGTCGATACGCTCTATCGCGAGTTCAATCTGACCATCGTCCAGATCGTCGATATGTTTGGCATCGACAAGTGCCCGGAGCAGGTGCGGACGCTGTGGAACAGCGGACTTTCGCTCGATACTGAGTACGTCGTCGCCCATGCAATCGAGCCGAACGTCGGTATGAATCCGAAAGGCGGCAAGCCGGCGATCAAGGTGGTGCCGGGCATCTTCTCCTTCCGCGAGGTGTACTGGCTGAAGGGCGTGAAGACCGACCAGCCTCTCAGCCTCCGCGGCTTCCACATGACGCCGTTCATGGCCGCGCGCTGGGCCACCACGTCGAACGAACCCTACGGCCGCTCGCCGTGCATGGACGCGCTCGGCGACAACAAGCAGGTCCAGCTCGAGACGCGCCGCAAGGCCGAGTTCATCGAGAAGGGCGTGCGCCCGCCGATGGGCGCCAACCCGGAGCTTAAGAACGAACCGTCGTCGATCGTGCCCGGCATGATCACCTACATGAGCACGGACAATAACCGGAAGGGCTTCTGGCCGCTCTTCGAGGTCCGGCCCGAGTGGCTTGCCGGAATCACTGCCGACATCGACAAGGTGAACGCGCGCATCGACAAGGCGCTGTTCGTCGACCTGTTCATGGCGATCTCGCGCATGGAAGGCGTCCAGCCACGGAACGAACTGGAACTGACCCAGCGCAACCTGGAGCGCTTGCAGGAGCTCGGACCGTTCATCCACATGTTCGAGAACGAATTCGCCGCTCCGGCGCTTCGCCGGGTGCTCGACATCATGCAGCGCCGCCGGCTGTTGAAGCCGATGCCGAAGTCGCTGCAGGGAATCCCGATCCGGATTAACTACGTGTCGATAATGAAACTGGCGCAGAACGCGACCGAATCGGTGTCGATGAAGGACGTGTTTGCGACCGGCGGTGCGCTGTCGAGCGCGGCGAAGGCGGCGGGCGTGCCGGATCCGCTCCGCACGGTCAATCTCGACAAGGCGTTCCGCGAGTACGGCAACCGCAACAACTTCCCGCAGAATCTCTGGTACACCGACAACGAGGTGGACGAGCACGATCAGGCGGTGCAGAACGCCAAGCAGCAACAGCAGGTGCCAGGCGCGGCAATGGCGGCGGTTCAGGCCGCCCACACGCTGGCGCAAACGCCGCTAAGCGGGAACACCGCATTGCGCGCCATGGTCGGGCCGGGAGAGGTACCAGCGTCGTGAAAATGAACCCGAAGTGCTCGTGGTGCGACAAGCGGGCGGTCGTCGATTTTGTCTGTGAGGGCTCCCCGTGGAGCGGACTGGCGTGTCACGACCACTATGAAATCGCGCGCCGACGTGCATCGGAAAGTCGGGTCGTGGTCTCCTCGCTTCTTGGGTGGGTAACAACGGAAGAAGTCGAGAAGGCAATGAGCGCCGGCGCATTCGCGTGGATGATGCAGCCGAAGCGCTCGCCCGGCGTCACCGCGAAGGAACGCGACAAGTGAGCGACCTCAATGAACGGCAAATTGCTGCGCTTCTTTGCGACGAAAGAGCGATTGAGAACCTATCGACCGAAGATCGCGACGACATGATCGTGAAGGGGTTTGCGCACCGAGCGTGGCCGAACACGACTGGCTGCGGCTGGAAAACGTGGCTGACCAAAGAGGGCCTCGAACTCAGGATGACGATCGCAAAGCACAAAGAGGATCGTGAAATCGCGAGTATGAGCTTCCCCGACTACAGCAAAGGATTGCCGTTGCCGCGATGAGCGACCTTACCGAAAACGAGGTGCTCGACAGATTGAAATCGAGCCTGAAGGAAGCCGGGCAGGCGGCGGTCACCCTGTCGCTGCTCACGCGCATCGGACCGGCGTACACGAAGCTCCGCGAGCATCTGCTTCTCGTCGAAGGATGCTGCCGCCAGATCGCGGCAATGCGCGATGACGCCCGGTGGTACCCGCTCGGAATGCTGATGGCCGAGGCGCACAAGCGCTCCGGCAACTGGCTGCGAGGCTTCAAGTTCCAAGGGAAGCGCATCTACATCAACGGCCAAAGCCGCAACCAGAATTTCACGCTGCTCGCCCAGAACCTTGCCTTCATGCTGGTCGGCGTCGAGAAGCTGCAGCACGACAAGACCGGCGTGCGCGGACCGATCCTGCCCGACGTCGGGACCGAGCATCGCGCGGTCGGCGCGCCGGTTCCCGTCAGCCTGCCCGATCACCTGAAGGTCAGCGCGGGCGGCGTCATTCTCCCGAGCGAAACGAGGCACTGACTTAATCGAAGAGGAGTCCCCAATGAGGACAATTGAAGATCATCGCGTCAATGCTGCCAACGACCTGATCATCATCGAGGTATCGGACGAGCCGGGTGCCGGTGGTGCCAACCACGAATACGAGGTCAAGTTGCCGTCCGGACAGAGGACCAATATCTCGTTCCAGAACGGCCCCATCAACGAGAAGGGCGTCAACGGCCTAACCCAAGAGGTGCTTTTGGCAATTGTCGTTGATCGACTGAGGTCGTTCCAGAAAGGACCTTACGCCTGTCGCGAGAATGCGCTGGCTCTCACCAAGATCGAGGAAGCGCAACACTGGCTTCATTCGCGGACGCGAACCCGCATGGCGCGCGGGGTCGAAGGCACGAGCGTCGCGTGATGGCCGACAAGATCGAATCGCCGCCCTTCACCGACCAGCAGAAGGCCGACGCCTACCGCGCCGAGATCATGCCGCACCTGAACGCCGCATGCGCCGTCATCGACCGGGCGAAGAAGGACGGCCTTATCTTCGGCTTCAATCTTTCCGACGATCAGTACGGGCGCCGCACCGTGCAGGGCCTCACCGTGGTCAAGCCGCTCTGATGGCCGACGAGCCGGAAGACGGGCCGGAGGAAATCCTGCCGGCCGAAACCGCGACCGTCGATGCCGCCAGCCCGGAAGGACTGCGCACGCAAAAGCGCAAGCAGAAGCGCGCCAACGAGGACTCCGAAGATTTCTGGCGGATGGTCTTCACCAGCGAAGCCGGGCGCCGCGAGATGTGGACGCTGCTCGGCGAGGGCAACCTGCACGCCTTCAGCGTCAACTTCGCCGTCAGCCCGAACGGCTCGCCTTACACCGAGGCGGCGTGGTATCACCGCGCCCTTCAGGACTTCGGGCTACAGCTCTACCTCAAATGGCAGTCGATCGATCCCGAGGGCGTCAAGATGATGCACATCGAGAACGATCCTCGCTTCAAGCCGAGACCGCGGCCGACACGGAGAAAGACCGATGCGTGACCTTCGGTAGTGCGTCAGTTTGAAATCCGCCGGCCTTGACGGTCACTCGATCGCCGCCTTTGGCTCCTATATGCTTAGCAGGGAGCCTTTGGGAGTTCACAATGCGCCGACGCAGGTCGTACAGCGATCTTCTATCGCCGTTCGTTGTCGTCCTTGAAAGGGATGGCGTCGAGCTGGTGCGCGAGACCGTCCTTGCCCTCGATGAAGATGATGCCCGTGGAGAAGCATGGCCGCTAACGGCCAAATACCGAATCGACATATTCGATAAGACGGTCCGCACTAGGGTCGAGAGAACCAATGCCGCGCGGTCCTAAAGGCGAGAAGCGCCCCGCTGACGTGGTTGGCAATGCCGTCCACGTCATGCGGATTGCTACGGGAGAGATTGAAGACACCGTTCCCGATGACGGGAAGGACAAGGCCGCTCAGGCGCTAGGACGCAAGGGAGGCGCGGCGCGGGCTGCAAGCCTGTCTAAGAAGCGGCGGGCGGAGATTGCAAAAGACGCCGCCCTGCAGCGTTGGGCCGCCAGAACAAAGACAAGCTAGCTACCAATCACCTGCATTTGTTGCTGAATCTGCATGAAAGCGCGTCCATTGTGATTCTCGATCATCTTGAACGCGGGCGTTGCTTGCAGAGTTATCACTGACGCATGATGCACGGTAAGCACCAAATCTTGGAACGTTTGATCGTCCTCTAGTAATATTATTTTATCGCCGAATAGTGCTTTAGCTTCATCTAGGCCAATGTGACGACCGTGTGTTATCGTTGTTTGCTTTTCCGTTAGATGTCTTATGATCGGGTCGATCTTCTTCTTTGCATTTTTCTCATTGCTGAACATGTTCTCTTTTAGAAAGCGTTCTGCCATGTCCCTCGCCCAGCGGACAGCGTTCTCACACTCGGTAATGAAGCCTGGCTGAATCTTTCTTAGGATCGGTTCCCATAACAGCGCGTTAGACGAGTCTTTTTGGATTTCCGCGCGTATCCGCTCAAACTCCTGAAGGAGGCCGGTAGCTGCCATTGAACCGAATTGAGGATCAATCGGCCCGATGCTCGACTCCTTTCCCATCACTATTTGCTTACACGCCAAGGCGATGATGGTCCCGCCCGACATGGCGAGCTGCGGAACGATGGCACGAATATCGTTGCCGAACATGGAACGCAGATAGTCGACAAGCGACTCTGTGGCGGCCATATCGCCGCCCGGAGTGTGCAAAATTAGGTCTAGACCGTTGGTCCGGTCCAGCTTGTGGATAACCGACATGAATCCATTCTTGTCGGCATCCGAAATCCCTAGAGAAACTCCAGGTTGATTTTGTAAATGTTGCTTTTGCAGCCATCCAGAATAATAGAGGATCGTCGGCCGCTTTGTATATTCGTATAATTGCATTAGGTATTTACGTCGGATTACGTCATGTACGCTGCCCGATACTTGCGTTTCAGCTAAAAGCTCATTCCACGCAGGCATCCATCACCCGGAGTTGTATGCGGGCAGCGCAGTGTAGAGTATCTTGGGGCTTTCAAGCTTCGCCATCTCTTTGATAATTGTCAGGACAGCGTAGTGATCGCTCTCTTTGGCGACCAGGCTTTCCAAGGCGCCCTCCAGATCGGATGGCGCGTTGGCCTCTGGTTTCGATCGCGGACGTTTCATTTTCGTACCCCTTTTTAACCTGACATAGGGCCATTGGATTCGCAAACAAGTTGTTAATGATAGTTTGTTCTTGACGCTACGCACAAAAGTGCAGAGATTAGAAACATGAACAAGTTACCCCTCGAAACCCGCGTCCAAATCCTCACGCTCCTTTGCGAAGGCGCGTCGATGCGGACGATTGCCCGCGTTGCGGACGTGTCATTCAACACGGTCAAGAAGCTCCTGATCGATGCCGGTCGCGCTTGCGCGGCCTTCCACGATGAGAAGGTCCGCGATGTGAAGGCGCGTCGGGTCCAGGTCGATGAGATTTGGAGCTTCACCTACGCGAAGCAGCGCAATGTCCCGAACGCGAAAGCTGCGCCGGAATGGGCTGGCGATACGTGGACGTGGACGGCAATCGAGGCCGATACCAAGCTGATCGTGTCGTGGCTTGTCGGTGGGCGCGACGGCGAATACGCGATGGCGTTCATGGACGATCTGCGGTCGCGTCTCGCGAACCGTGTCCAGCTAACCTCTGACGGCCATCGCGCATACCTTGAAGCCGTCGAGGGCGCGTTCGGTGCCGATATCGACTACGCGCAATTGATCAAGCTCTATGGCGCCGTCCCGGAGAACGCCAAGGGCCGCTACAGCCCGGCAGAATGCATCGGTGCGAAGAAAGAGCGCGTCGAGGGCAACCCCGACATGGCGCACGTCTCCACGTCCTATGCCGAACGTCAGAATCTCACGATGCGGATGCACATGCGCCGCTTTACTCGGCTCACGAATGCCTTCTCCAAGAAATTCGAGCATCACGTCCACATGGTTGCGCTCTACACGGTCTGGTACAACTGGACGCGCATTCACAAGACGCTTCGCGTCAGCCCGGCGATGGCCGCTGGCTTGACCGATCACCTAATCGACATGCGGGAGATTGCCGAGATGGTTGAGGCGACGTTGCCTAAGGCAGGGCGACCGGCAACCTACAAGAAGCGCAAAGCGGCGTGAGACCGCTTCTTTTCCTTCTGCCGATTGCTCTCCTTACCGCTTGCGGCCAGCCGCCAGCGCAGGAGATCGCGCAGTGCAAGATCAAGGCCTATGAGCATTTTCCCGCTGAAGACATCAGGCTCGGACTCCAGCCCGTGGAAACGTTCATTTCTGATTGCATGACTGCCCGTGGCTACAAGCTTACGTGCCCAAGCCCAATCGCGGACCAACCGGACTGCTACGAGCCGCCGTCATGGATGCAATCATTGTTCGGCAGAAATTCAAACTGACGCACTACCCGATTATAGACGCGCTGTACTTTCAAAGAAACTGTGGTAATCATCCGAACACCTCAATCGCGTCAGTCCGCCGACGCCACGCGAATGAGACTGGCAATTGGCCGCTGGCCCCAACGATCCGGTTGTAGAGCAGCCCGCTCCGGCTGCGACTCCCGCGTCAGCACCAGCACCATCTCCCGAGATCGCGGCGCCTGTTCAGGCGGACCTGGCCGCTGCGACCACTGCGCCAGCCGCTGAACTACCTCCCTCGGCGGCTGGCGCGGAACCTCCCGCAAAGCCGGAAGAGCCCGCACGCGAACCGACGCTCCTGGAGCAGTTTGACGCGAAAAAGGCGGAAGAATCCAAACCCGCCGAGAAACCGGCCGAAAAGCCGGCGGATGTGGCAAAACCCGATGATTCCGGAAAAAAGCCGGAAGAAACGGGAAAAATCCCGGATGCGGCGAAGCCCGTAGAGGCAGCGCCCGTCGTTGAGCCGGTCGCGGTCGATTATTTCAAGGACGTGAAGATCCCGGAGACGATTGCGCTCGCCGACAACGAGCGGAAGGACGTCACGGGCGCGCTCGACCTTCTCCGCAGCGGCAAGACCAGCGAGGGCGTCCAGAAGCTCTTCGACCTGCATGCGCAGACGATGAGCCAGTACGCCGAAGGGCTCCGCAAGGAGCAGTGGGACACCTTCAACGACACGCGCAAGAATTGGGTGACCCGCGTCAAGGCCGATCCGATTCTCGGCGGCGCCGGTCACCAGACCGCCATGGGCACGATCGCTCGCATGCGCGACCTCGCTTTGTCGTCCGACAAGCCGGGCACGGAAGCCTACACCGCGCACAAGAAGGAATTCGACGAGTTCCTCGCCGTCACCGGCGCCGGCGACCATCCGGCATTCCTGCGCATGCTGCACAATTTCGGCCGTTACTTCGATGAACCCGCGCTGCCGCCGGACAATCCGCGGCCGCCGTCATCCGGCCCAGGTCGACCCGCCGGCGAGAGCCGCAAGGCGAGAATGTATCCGTCAATGACAGACGCGCAACGCTGAGGAGATTGAGCGATGGCGACCGGTAGCTGGCCCACTATCTTGGATGTTGCGACCCGCATGGACCCCGACGGGAACATCGGCGACATCGCTGAGATGCTTTCGCAGTCGAACGACTATGCGGAAGACATGCCGATGGTCGAGGCAAACGAGATGACCGGCCACGAGTTCATCTTCCGCACCTCGATCCCGGCCGGCACCTGGCGCCAGTACAATCAGGGCGTTCCCTACAGCAAGTCGACCACCGCCAAGGCGCGCGTCGGCCTCGGCATGCTGGAGGACTACAGCCAGGTCGACCGCGCTCTCGCCGAGCACTCCGGCGACCTCATGGGCTTCCGCGAGTCGGAAGACGTGGCCTTCCTCGAGGGCATGAGCCAGACGATCGCGCAGACCATGTTCTACGGTAACACGGTCGCCACGCCGTCGGAATTCATGGGCCTCTCGGCCTTCTACAACACGGTCAACACGGCCACCGCCCAGAATGCGGCCAACGTCGTCAACGGTGGCGGCCTCGGCAACAACAACGCCTCGCTCTGGCTGGTCGGCTGGGGCACCAAGACCATCTTCGGCCTCTACCCGCGCGGCTCCAAGGCGGGCCTCGCCATGGAGGACAAGGGCGACATCGTTCCCGGCTACGACAACCTCGGCAACCGCTTCGAGGCGTATACCTCGTGGTTCCGCCAGCAGATCGGCCTCTGCCCGATGGATTGGCGGTATGCCTCGCGCGTCGCCAACCTCGACACGACCACGGCCGGCCTCGCGGGCCCGACCCCGCCGGACCTGTTCACCATCATGGCCCACCAGGTTATGCTGTTCCCGAAGTTCACGCCGCCGACCAGCGGCATCACACGCACCGACGCGCCGCGCGAAGACGTGACTGTCCGCGGCATCTTCTACTGCAACCGCACGGTCCGGCAGTGGATGGACATCCAGGCGATGCGCGACCGCAACGTCCTGCTCACGCTCAACGACTACGCCGGCAAGCCGATCACGGCCTGGCGTGGCATCCCGATCAAGATCGTCGACCAGCTCCTCAACACCGAGACCCTGGTCTCGTAAGCGGGCCGCCCCGAGGACACCGAAAGAAGGAATTTTCCCATGTTGCTTGACAGTCTGCTCGGGTTTGTCGCGCAGGGCAGCCCGCTCTCGCTGGTGGCCGGCGCCGGTGTCTCCATCCCGTCGCCGGGGGTCATCGACCTGCTCGGCCTTGGCGTGGGTGTCGCTCCCGACGAGCGCATCATCGGCACGGTGAGCACGTTTGGCGCCGATACGGGTATTGGCGACCATAAGCTGCAGGTCCGCGTCGCCATCGGCACCGGGTTGGTTGCGGTCGGCGGGTCGACGCTGAACGTGGCCTTCCAAGCCGCTCCCGATCAGGGCGCCGCCGGCAACTACCAGCCCGGAACCTGGCAGACCTTGATCGAGACCGGCGCGATGACGGCGGCCCAGCTCGCCGCCAACGCCATCTGCGCCCGCTTCGACTGGCCGCCGGTGTTCCCGGTGACGCTCCGCCCGCGCTTCCTGCGGCTTCTGTTCGCCCCGTCCGCGGGCGGCAGCTTCAGCGCCGGCACGATCGCCAACGCCATCGTCACCAACGTCCGGGACGACTGGTACAGCGAAGGCAACGCTGCCAAGAACTTCTCCGTCGGGGCGGTCTAGTTGACCGCCTTCGCGTAACCCGGGAACAGTCAGGCGCACATGGCCAAAGAACCGATCAGCACCGCGCCGGCGGACGAGACGCCGGCAGTGGATATCAGCGAGACGCCGGAGTTTCAGATGGCGCTCGCCAAGGCGACTGCGGAAATCCACGATGCGATCCTCGCCGACGTGCGCGCTCTCATGGCCGAGAGCGGCGCAAAGGCTATTCCGGCCGAGCAGAGCGAGATCGAGCGCCTTGCCCGCGCCATCGCGTCGTCGAACGCCGAGATGGCCGATCAGGGCACCAACCGGAAGCGCGTCGCTCCGGAGATCCTCGAAGCCCGGCGCAAGTCCGAAAAGAAGATGCACGCCCTGCTCGACAAGGTGCATGAACTGCCGAAGTCCGAGCGGCCGGTCTACCGGGTCCGCTCCAAGGTCTATCTCGGCGACAAGCTGATCGAGCCGTACCAGCGCGGCCAGGGCGGCACCGTGACGCCGACCCATATCGTGTTCCTGTCGGCGCCGAACCTCGGCCTCGAGCCGGTCAACGCGAAGGCGCAGGAAATCTACGCGGCCTTCATGGGTTCGATCGGCGGTGGCGACAATCTCGTCAACGGCCAGATCGCGCCGGACGCCCTCGGCGCCAAGCCGTTCTGGATGACCAACAACGGCGCCGTGATTACGGCCGCGACCGTCACCGCGCGCTCGCACGGCATGGTCATGGAGGCCGACCCGATTATGGCCAACGGCGAAGCGATCGCCGACGTCGGCAACGGCCGCTCGCGGCTGGTCGCCGAGGAGATCACCAGCGTCGATGATCCCCGGGCAACCAAGATCCCGGTGCTCGGCACCATCCACCCGCCCGCTGTTCGCGGCAGTTCTTCTCCTCGAGCGCTGTAGTCCGATGGGCCGCCCGGGAAGCCTGCGGAGATGGGCGGCCGCGGCGCTTGCCGCCGTCGCCGGCATCGTCATCGCGACGGAAGCCGCCGACGCCGCCACGCTCTACATCAGCGAGTTCCAGAATGGCCTGTCGCTGGTCGGTTCGACCCAGCCGCAGATACCGCCGCAGCCGTCCGTCGCCGATCAGGCGATAGCGGTCAGCGGCGCGTCCGCCGCCTCGGCGGCCTTCAACTCCAAGACCCACGCGGTTTCGCTGATCTGCGACGAAGGCTGCTCGATTTCGTTCGGCGCCACCCCGACCGCGACCACCTCGAACTATCTTCTTCAGCAGGGCGTTCCCGTCACCTTCGGCGTGATCCCCGGCCAGAAGGTCGCCGTGATCGCCAACCCGGCCGGAAACACCGGCGGCGGTGGGGGAAGCACGGGCACGAGCGCGGTGGACGAGGCGGCATTTGTCGCCGGCGCCACGCCCTACACGCCGTCGGGAGGCTTCTACCAGACCACGCCGACAGCCAATGCGCTGACGAACGGTCAGGGCGGCTGGTTCCAGATGACCGCCAACCGGGCGATCTTCACGAATCTCCGGAATGCGTCCGGCACCGAGGTCGGCACCGCAGCGGCGCCGCTTCAGGTGAGCGTCGCCAACACCGGCGCGAACGGCACGGCGATGCTGGTGACGGGCACCGGCGGCACGTTCCCGGTCTCCGGCACGGTCGCCGTCACGCAAAGCACGTCGCCGTGGATCGTGGCTGGTGGTGGGACGGCCGGATCGGCGGCCACCGGCGTAGCGACCATCCAGGGCATCGCGTCGATGACCCCGGTGCAGGTGTCGCAGGCCACGGCATCCAATCTAAACGCGACCGTGGTCGGCACTGGTACGTTCGCCACGCAGAGCGCGGTGACCGCGGCCTCCGGGGCGTATGCGTCCGGTTCGCTTGCCTCGGGGTCGATGGTCGACCTGGTAGCGGAGCAGACGCCGATCACGCCGAATACGGCGACCGCGACCAAGGGCTTGATGCTCGGTGCGCAGTACAACTCCACGCTGGAGACGCTCACCAACGGCCAGCAGGGCGGCTTGCAGGTCGGGTCCCGCGGCGGCCTGCTCGTCAACCTGTACGCGGCCGACAACAACACGGCTGTCGCGATCAACACCGGATCGGCACTGGCGGACGGTGCATCAAATACACCGACCGGCGCGGTCTCTACCACCGGCCGCAACTACGCCTATAACGGCACGACCTGGGACCGTGTGCCGGGCACGACGCTTGGCACCTACCAGATCATCCGTGACGCGGCCGGCAATGCTCGCGGGGCGAACGTCAACGCATCGAACCAGCTTTCCGTGTCTCTCGACGGCGGTACCGGCGCGACCGTTGCACTGGGGGCTGGTTCGCAGATTGTTGGCAAGGTCGGCATCGACCAGACGACGGATGTGACCACCAATGGCGTCGAGATCGCGCCGACGGCGGGCGCTGCTGCGGGCATGGCGCCGGTCGTCTCCTCTGCACTCGAAACGGGACATGTCCTCAAGGCGTCGGCGGGCAATCTTTACGGCGTTGAGGTTCAGGCGACGACCGTTGCCGGGTTTCTCGAAGTGTTCAACTCTACGACCGTACCGGCAGCAGGGGCGGTGACGCCGGTGGCGTTCTGCTACGTAGCCATAAACGGGACCTGTGGGTTGAACTTCATGCCGCCGCTGGTCATGGCGACGGGCATCTCGGTAGCCTTCAGTGCATCGACCACGCCATTCACCAAGACGGACTCCGCAACCGCAGCGTTTAGTGGGCAGACCAAGTGATAAAGCGCATCCTCTTCGGACTTCTCGCGCTTGCCTTCGCGGCTCTCCCCGCCAAGGCGGTCATCATCACGACCAGCGGTGGAGCGAGTTCCTCCACGATTAGCGCCGTAGTCAAGCAGGTGTTCACTGGCAGTGGAACGTACACTCCTACCGCTGGGATGTTTTCAGCGGTTATCGAATGTGTCGGTGGGGGCGGCGCAGGCGGAGGCGTTCTAGGGGCCGTTGCGGATACTAACGGAGCGGGCGGAGGAGGAGCGGGAAGCTATAGTCGCGTAACTGTTTCTGCCGCTACGGTCGGGGCTTCGCAAACCGTCACCATAGGGGCGGCGGGGACCGCCGGAACGGCCGGGGCCAATCCAGGTAATGGCGGGGGTGACACGTCTGTCGGCACGCTTTGCATAGGCAAAGGCGGTTCGGGCGGAGGCTTCGCCAATGCGGCTACGGTCCTCGCCGGCACTGGTGGGCTGGGCGGCGTCGCAGGGACCGGCGATGTTGCCGCAACCGGGGCGCCTGGGTTCACCGGGTTCGGAGGAACGATCATAACTGCGGGAAGTGGTAGCGGCGCGGGAGGAAGTTGTGCCTATGGGGGTGGTGGGAGGGGTGTCGTTTCGTTTTCTACGGGTACAGTCGTCGGAAATGCTGCGTCAGGGTTTTGCTCGGGAGGAAGCGGGGGGTTCGGAATTAACTCGGCGACCAGTGTTTCGGGGGGCGTGGGCACGGCGGGAATCGTAATCATCACGGAGTACGTAAGATGAAGAGACTTCTCGCAGCCCTTCTTCTATTCGCCTCACCGGCCCTCGCGACTGAGGTCGCCAGTCCCTACACCGACGTCGAAATGCAGGCTGCGGTCAACACCGCTTGCGCCAGCGACCACTTCGTCCACCTCGGCGCGCAGACCTACGCGCTCGGGGCGGCGGTCAACATTACCTGCGGTCTTGCCATCTACGGAAACGAGAATCAGAGCGCGATCGTCACCTTGGGTTCGACGACGCAGAACGGATTCTACGTCAACACTGTTTACAGCGATACCTTTCGCGACTTCACTATTCAGCCGGCGAGCGGGCACACTCAGACCGCCGGGGCAGCCATTTATGTGACCGCTCCCGGAAACAACAATTATCGCAGTTCATTCCTGCACATGCGCTGTGTCAGCCTCTATGACTGCATCAAGATGGACGCGGCGGCATATTGGATCGTCGATGATCTCTGGGCACAGTCTGTCACGCACGAGGGCATCCATATCGCCAACCATTACAACTACGATGCCGGCGACAATCGTATCATCGACAGCCTTTTTTGTTGCTCCGGAAACTACACGGCCATTTACCAGGAAAGCGGCGACGGGCTTCGCGTCACCAACAACAAAATTCTAGGCGCGGCCTACGGCTATCGCGGTGTCTTCGCGGCTGTTCCGGGAGGCTCCGACATCGTAATCGACGGCAACTCAATCGAGGGGACCGTCGCCGCCGCAGTAGCCCTGACACCGCCCGCCACCAACCCATGGAACTTTTTCAATTTCCAAGTGATTGGCAACCAGATCGGAATAGCTGCCGGCTACGGCATCAGCGTGACGCAGCACCCCGCGAATATAACCTGGCTGCAACAGGCGAATTTCAACGATAATGTGTTCACGATCATCGGATCCCCCGGCTACGGCATAAGCATTTATGGCGTTGCCGATTTTACGATTTCCGGCAACAGCTTCAAAAGCAATATGCCGTCCCCGTACACGAACACCGGTGGCATTGCCATGCAGTCCGGTAATTACAATGGAATGGTCTGCGGCAACACCGTGCGCTTTCTTGCCAGCCCCTACTATCTGAGTCCAGGCAGTACGGGCATCGACATCAATGCATGCTAGGCGGATTGCGCTCCGCTTGATGTTCGGGCGCTCTCCCGCAACAGGAATATCCGTGGTATAGGTGCCACGCTCGCTTTGAAAGGAACTGACCGATGACCGTGCAGCCAGGCCAGACGATCCTCACCGGCGGCCTGCCCGCCATCACCGCGGCGAAGCCCGGCGTCATGCCGATCGACAACGGCGGTCCAGAAGTCACGTCCCTGCCGGTTGGCGGCGGCACCTTCGTGCTGAACGGCGCCACCCCGGTCACCGTCGCAGACGCCCGCGTCAAAGCTGGCTCGCTCATCATCTTCACCCTTAAAACGGTCGGCGGGACGATAAGTCCGACGGCCCCAAACGTGCTGACGATCACGCCCGGCACCGGCTTTACCGTCGGCGGCGTCGCGGGTGATACGGGGACGTACAATTACGGCATCATCGGCTGATCGCGGCCGGGACAATTCGAGGAGAAATGACCATGAAACTGAACCGTCTCGCGAGCCTTGCGGCAGCCATTGCCCTCATCCTCGCGCCCATCGTTCCGGCAAATGCCGCGCCTCCGCAGGTCTCGATCGTCGGGCCGACCGATCTCTTCCAGGATGTCGTTGGCGGCAATGCGCAGGCCGGCAACGTCTACGCCAGCGCGCTCACGCTCGCCGGCTACAACGGGTCGCTCCCGACCAAGGGCAATGCGCTCATCGGCGGCGACGCAGCCACCAATCTTTGGCAGCGCGGCACCACCGGCTCCAGCGTCACCACGACCACGACCTATGGTGGCCCGGACCGCTTTGCCTACTGGTCTGGCACCGCGACGGCGATGACCGTCTCGCGCGACTCGACCGCCGCAGACCTTCCGGCGAGCGCCTATCCCTATGCCTTCAAAATGGCCCGCACCTCCGGACAGACTGGCGTCATTCCGGTATGCATGGCACAGGCGGTGGAAACGGCCAACTCATACCAGTTCCAGGGCCAGACCGCCGAATTCGACTTCCATGCGGTAGCCGGCGCCAACTTCTCGGCGGCGAGCTCGAACATCACTGCCTACATCGTCACTGGCACCGGCGTCGACGAAGGCATCGCCAAGATGGCCTTCGGCATCAATGCCGGCGGTGGCGGCGGTTCCGGCTGGACCGGGCAGGCCAACGCGACGGCGGCTGTCATTCCGATCAGCACCGTCAATGGCCGTTATGCAGCGATCGCGACCATCCCGACAACCGCGACCGAGATCGGCGTAGCGATCTGCTGGACCCCGGTCGGCACCGCCGGCACGAACGACTATATCGCGCTCGCCGGCCTCCAACTGGTGCGCAATTCGTCGCTCGCTGCCAGCGTCTCGACCACGGTCGGACAGGTGTGCGGCACCACGGCCGGCACGGTGCAGTGCGCCGCATTCGACCGACGCCTTCAGGGCGTCGAGACCATGCTTCAGTTGCGCTATTTCTACCAGATCACTGAAAGCTCGACCTCGAAGATCGTCGAAGGCGAGTGCATTTCGTCGACGACGAGCATCTCGAACTGCTTTGTGAAGTTCCCGCAGAACATGCGCGTCGCTCCGACGATGACCTACGCGACCGGCTTTCTTGCCAGCGCGCAGGCCGCGTCGACCTCCGGCTTTGCCTGCACGGGCCTCACCACCTCGGCGACCGTCACCGGGTTTGGTCCGTCCACGACGGGCGTGCTCATTGACTGCGCGTCCTCGGCGGGCGGGCCGGCGGCGGGTACGGCTGGCTGGTTCTGGGATGCGGGCACCGGTTCGCCGACCGGATCCATCCAGGCATCGGCCGAGCTATAGTGCCGTTCCGTTCGGAAAAGCAGCGGGCGCTGTTCTACAGCGCCGGATCGAAGAAGGGAGGCGCCGGTGGCGTCTCCCAAGAGACTGCGAAGAAGATGATCGCCGACGACAAGCCGGGCAAGCTGCCGGAGCGCGTCGGCACCCGGGCGGAGCGGATGTACAAGCACAAGCGCAGCCGGGGCAATGGCTAGTCTGACGCTCGCCGACGCTGCATCGAGGACGAAGCCGATGGCCGACAAGCCGAAGAAGAAGTGGATCCAGAAGGCGGCGCCGGACTCCCGCAAGGGAGACGACTTCCGCAGCAAGGGCGTTACTGAGCCGGACCCGAAGCGAGCATTCGGGGATCGCCGCGCTCGCCTCTACCCGAGATCAGCAGCCAAGATGGCGAAGGGTTAATCCGATGGCCGACGAAAAGAGCACCAGACGCGAGCGCATGTACGGCGGCAAGAAATCCGAGTCGAAGCCGGAGGAGAAGAAGCCCGAGGGCGCGGCCGAGGAGAAGAAAGAGCCCGCTGCCGAAAAGAAGGCCGAGGAGAAGGACCCCAAGGCCGAGGGCAAGGAAAGCGTCCACGGTCGGCACGCCAAGGCCCGCGCGGACATGCACAAGCGGCATGAGACCGAGCGCCGCGACCTCCATGGCAACCACCGCGAGGCGATGCGCCAGATGGCAGCCCGGCACGAGAAGGAAATCGGGACCATGAACACGGCGAACGACGCCGAGCTTGGTGCCGCCGGTTCCGGTCCGGCCGCAGTCCCGGGTGCTGCTGGCGAGCCGCAGGCGCCGGGTGCCGCTGGCCCCACGCCACCGGTCTAGGGAGCGCATCGATGGCCCTCATCCCCATGCAGTCGATGGAACTCGACGACGAGTCGAAGCTCGATGCGCCGATGCCTATCGCCATGCCGAACAAGCCGGATTATCCCTACGGGCTTCGCATCTGCCTGACGGACGACGAGATCGAGAAGCTCGGCATCGATCCGACGGATGCGACGGTAGGCGGTACCTTCATGCTGCAGGGTCTGGCCCGGGTGACCTCGGTATCGTGCAACGACGGGCCGGACGGTAAGTGCTATCGCATCGAGGCCCAGATCGAGGACATGGGCATCCTTGGCGGTGACGACGAGGACGTTAAACCAGCCGACAAGCCAGAGGGCGGCGTTGGCAAGATGATCGGCATCTACTAGCCTCGCCTGCGTCCGCCACTATACGGTTCAACGCCTAGCGAGGTCGCCATGCGGTTCGGTCGTTCCATCCTTTCCTTCCTCGCCGCGATGGCTCTTTCGACTGCGGCGATGGCGCAGACGGTCATCCTGCAGGGCGGGCCGACGACCCCAGGCCATGCGCCGATGTACGTCGGGCAAGGCTCGCAGCAGCCGGTCGTGCAGGACAGCGGACCGGCAGGCGGCGGCGCGGTCGGCCTTGGCCTCAGCGAGATCCTGTCGGTGGTACGCGGTACCGGCACGGCGCCCTACGCCAATGCCGGGACTGGCCCGAACGGCGAGAACATCTGCGACTACGATGCACCGACCACGAATTCGACCGGCTACCACTATCTCTGCCTGTCACCGAACGCCCAGGGAGGCGGCCTGCTCTCTTACGGCGCGGCCGGCGGAGCGACACCTCTGCCGCTGCAGTTTCTCGTCAATGGCGTCCCCCAGAACCTGACGCTCAGCGCGGCGTCCCCGCTGGTCATCACCAGCGGCGTCATCTCACTGACGACGGTCCCGGTGACACTCGGCGGGACGGGCGCACTCAGCTTCACTTCCAACGCGCCGCTTATCGGCAATGGGACCAACGCAATCGCGGTCGGCACGCGGACAGGCACGACCACCGCCTTTGCCACGTCCACCGGGTCGCTCACCAACGGCGATTGTGTCTCGATCAGCTCCGGCAACTTCGTCGATGCGGGCGGCCCTTGCACGACGGGCGGCGGCTCCGGCACGGTCACGGCCGGCACGACCAACCAGCTCGCCTATTACCCGGGATCGGCAGCGACGGTGGCGGGGCTGGCGACGGCCAACAACGGCGTGCTGATCACCAGCGGCGCCGGCGCACCGTCCATCTCGAGCACGCTGCCGGCGGCGGTGCAGGCGAACATCACGGCCACGGGCACGGTCGCGAGCGGTGTGTGGAGCGGCACGGCGATCACGACGGCGAAGGGCGGCACGCACCTCACCTCGTCCGGGTCCGCCAATAACCTGCTCGTGTCGGACGGCACCGACTGGCAGTCGTACACGCTCGGCAACGGCCTGACGGTCAGCGGCACGACGGTGCTGGCGAACCTTGGATCGGGCCTGACGTTCTCGACGGGCGCGATCACGGCCAGCGGCACGATCGGCAGCGTCACGATTCAGAAATTCACCGCGTCCGGCACCTACACGCCGAACGCCAAGATGCTCTATGCGATCGTTCAGTGCGTTGGTGGCGGTGGCGGAGGCGGTGGCGCGGCAAACGCCGCCGCTGGCAGCGCAGTGGGGGCTGGTGGTGGAGGCGGCGGCAGTCTGTCAATTAAAAGGGTGTCGGCGTCTGACATAGGAGCGTCTAAGGCCGTCACCATAGGGGCGGCGGGCACTGGCGGGTCGGCTGGTAATAACGCAGGCGCGGCTGGCGGCGACACGTCGCTTGGGGCTTTGTGCATTGGCAAAGGCGGGGCATCCGGCTCCGGGGCCAACGGATCGAATCTTGGGGCTTTCGGCGCTGGTGGCGTTGCTGGGACAGGGGATGTAACGACAGTCGGCAATGCCGGGGGTGACGGGTGGCAGGCGGCTGCCACCAACATCATTGCGAAGGTTGGCGCAGGGGGAGCCGGTCCTTTCGGCGGCGCACCAGCAAACAGGAGTGTCGTTGCATCAACGGCCGGCGCCGCAGGACAAGGGTTTGGCGCGGGTGGAAACGGCGGCATATCATTTAATGGCGGTGGCACGGCCGCCGGGGGCGCCGGCAGCGCCGGCCTGGTGATCGTCACCGAGTTCAACAGCCCGTAGAGAATCCGCATGGTCACCTCGGCGGATATCGTCAATCAGGCGATCCAGCTCATCGGCGATAATCAGCCCGCCGTGACCGGGGTGTTCCCGACGTTTGACACCTCGCCGGCCGGCATTGCGGCGTCTTTTCTGTATGGGCCGACCGTTGCCACTGTCGGGCGGGAGTTCGAGTGGGACTTCGCCCGCAGCACCGCCGTGCTCAACCCTACGGGCAACCCGGCGCCCTACCCGTGGGCCTACGAGTACATCTACCCCGCGGACGGAATTCAGGTCTGGGAGGTCATGCCGACGTCGGGCATCGACCTGAACGATCCGATCCCGATCAACTGGATCGAGGCCAACGCGATCGTCGCCGGATCGCAGGCGCGTGTCATCCGCACCAACCTCTCGCCGGCGCAGTGCGTCTACAACAACAACCCCAACGAAAACACCTGGAATAGTTTGTTCCGGGAGGCCGTGGTAAGAACGCTGGCGAGCGCTCTTTCGCTTGCCCTTGCCGGCAAGCCCGATCTTGCCCAATCGATGCTAGAGTCGGGCGGGACATTTACGCAGATCGGGGCGCAGAGGCGGAACTGACGAGGCGGCCTGAATGCCAAGCAGCAGCACCACGGCCGCCGATATTGTGAATGCCTCGTTGGTCCGTATCGGCTGGCGGCAGGAGGTGGCGAGCCTCTACGACGGCTCCGCGGCCGCGCAATTGGCCCTCAACATTTACGGGCAAACTCGCGACGAGCTCCTGCGGAAGATGAACCCGGGCTTTGCCCAGCGGAACGCCGTTCTCACGCTGCTGAAAAGCGCGCCCGACAGCTACATCCCCGGCGTCAATCCGTGGGACCCGACGGTCAATCCGCCGGTGAACTGGCTGTTCGAGTACGCCTATCCGGACTCCTGCCTGAAGGTGCGCGCGGTCAAGCCGACGCCGCTCTTCTTCCCGAACGTCGATCCGCAGGACAACATCTTCTCGATCGACAACGACAACTACTTGAACCCGGCGCAGCGCGTCATTCTCTGCAACGTGCCGAACGCTCTGGTGGTCTACATCGGGCGCGTCACCGACCCCGCGACCATGGACGTCGGCTTCATCGAGGCGCTGACGCAAGCGCTCGGCGAGCGGCTCGCGCCGGGGCTGGCCAACCTAGAGACCGCCAAGATGCAGGCGGTCGAGGGCCAGGGTGAAACCGTGCAGGCGATGACGGAGCAGGGCTGATGGTCAACCTTCCGTCCGATATCGGCAACCAGGCGCTCGACGCCATCATGTGGCCGATCACGCTCGGCGACATCGAGGACGGGTCCGACGAAGGCCGTATCATTGTCCGCGCCTACCGCAATTGCCTGATGCAGTTGCTCCGCGCCGCTCACTGGAACTTCGCGCGCAAGACCGCGCCGCTCACCCTGCTCGCCGACGCCAGCGGCAACACGGCGGGCGTTGGCACCGTCGTGCCCAATCCATGGTTCATCTACGAGTACGCCTACCCGGAGGACTGCGCCAAGGTGCGCTTCCTGCCGTGGAACCTCGCCAATCAGGCGTCGCTCGTTCCCGCCGGCAACATCCAGATACCGCAGACGCCACTCCTCACCGGCATCGGCCAGGTGGCGCTCGGCCAGCGCATCCGGCCCGCGAAGTTCAGCGTCGAGACCGATTTCAACTATCCGGTACCGGGCGGGTCAATCTCGTGGGAGGTGCAGGGCATCAGCCCGCAGGGGCGGACGGTGATCTGCACCAACGTCCGGTTTGCCACCTGCGTCTACACTGCGATCATGCTCTACCCGAGCGTCTGGGATCCGCTCTTCCGGGCCGCCTTCGTCGCCTACCTCGCCAGCGAGATCGCCGGTCCGATATGGACGCGCAAGGACACGAAGCTTGGGATGCGGATACGCGACGAGCAATTGCTCATCGTCAAGCAAAAGGTGCAGGAAGCGCGCCTCGTGGACGGCAACGAGGGCGTTTTCAGCAGCGACATCGCGGTCGACTGGATGCAGACGCGGCGCAGCGGCGGTTCCGCCGGCCGATGGTCGGTTGGTGGCGGCGGCTGGGATGGCGGTGACGGCGTGTACGGCTACGGATGGGACCAGATGCCGCTTGCCGGCGGTTCCGCGTTCTAGGCGGGAGATGCGCAGTGGGCGCTCAGTTCATCGATGCGCCTCCGGACGGCAGCGCGATAGGCGGCCGATGCTTCTTCGATGGTGTCGAAGACACCAAGGTGAACGCGCACACCATTGATGCCAATGCGGGCGGTCCAGCGCCGTCCCTCCGCGGTGATGCCGCGGCTGCCGGATGCGGTCCCGGTCGAAGACATAAGCGAGCTTTTGAGCAGGGCTATGCTCCGCGCCGGGAAGTGTCGCCCTCGGTGCCCGTCGGCGATTGCCGTGCGCCAAGCGGCGCTGTGCTTGCGGCCTGTTCGGGAGGCAGCCTGTTTGGCCAACGTTTCCGGTGTGGGTCGTTTCCCGCGCCGAGACGCGCTTTGCCTTTCGCGAGTCTCAAGAGAGGCGACACGTCCTCTATTGCCGTCGGCGATCTTCGCCTTCGTCTCTGCGGTGTGCGGGCGGCGCACGCCGGGAGTGCCCATCCCGCCAGCAGCGACGTTGTAGCCAGACGGGACAAGAGTGTGCTCTTGCTCAATCAGACGACGCTCAGCCTCGCCGGCTTCGGCAAGAGTGGAAACCTCGCAGATCGTGTCTACGACGAAGCAGCTGCGGCCGTATTTTCTAACAGCCCTGTGAAGCGGTATTCGCGGCGTCTCGTGAACAGACATCGCTTTGCACACGTGGTTCGACCACCGCTGACGAACGGTGTCGCGCGTGAGACCAATGTATCGCTTGCCATTGACCGAGCACGTGATCCGATAGATACGCCACGTGCGCGCCGTCACGGTATCCATAAGGGCGCCTCCTTGCTGCGCTCTTGGGCTAGAGGTGCCGATCTATTGTCAGTAGGTCGGCACCTCGCAACACCTTATAGGGCATAGGGTTCAGGCTCAATGGCCACGCCTTTTATAACCCCAGCCTTCGTGACGGGCGAGATTTCTCCGAACGTCTATGGGCGCATTGATCTAGACCGCGAGCATATCGCGGCCACGACAATGAGGAATCTCTTCGTTTCGTACAAAGGCGGCGCCAACAGCCGGGCCGGAACGCAATTCTGCGGCTTCTCCAAGCAGACCGGTAGGAATTACCCGCCGCGGCTGATCCCGTTCCAGTTCTCGCTCGATCAGGGTCTCGTGCTCGAGTTCGGTCAGCAGTACATGCGCGCCCTTCTCGACGGTGCCTATGTCACCGAGTCGCCGGTTGGCATCGGCGGGGCGACCCAAGCCAATCCGGCAGTGCTCACTTTCGGCGCGCAGGGGGCGACGGCGGCCACGCCCATCGTCACCGGCGTGACCTTCTCCTATGCGCCCGGCGACCTGGTAACGCTTCTTGGCGGCACCTTCCTGACGCCAGCCGTGCTTTCCGTGACGGCGAGCCAGCTCGTATCTCTCCTGCCGAACGCGCACGGCACCGGCTATGCGGTGAACGATACGGTCACGCTTGCCGGCGGAACCTTCAGCGTCGCGGCCGTGGCCAAGGTGACGGCGGTTGCAGCCTATGCGGCAGCCGGGTTCATCACGTTCTCGGTCAACCCGTCCGACGGCGACACGGTGACCTTGAACGGCGTCGCGTGGACCTTCAAGACGACCCCAACCGCGGCCGCGCAGACGCAAATCCAGCCGACGCTCGCGGGAACGCTGGCGCAGCTTGCTGTCGACCTGAACGCCTCGGCAAATGCATCGCTGACGGTGGCCACCTACTCCTCGACAGCGACCACGATCAACATCAACTACGACACGACCGGCGCCGGCGGAAATGCTTACACGCTGGCGGCAAGCGTCGCGGTGCGGAGCGGCGCCACCCTGACCGGTGGTACGACGACCGGAATCAGCACCCTGTCGATCAACACGGCCGGCGTCTACACCGCGCTTCCCGCCGGCGGGAACATGACACAATCGGCGACATCCGGCGGCGGGGCCGGCGCGTCATTCCAGACGGCAGTCTTCGGCCCGCAGGCGGTGACGATCTCCAACCCCGGCGCCTATACGGCCGTGCCGGCCAACCCGGTCGCGCAGGACACGACCACGGGCTCCGGCCTCGGCGCCACCTTCACCATGACCTTCGCGGCCGTCGCCGCGTTCAACAACGGCGACTGGATATTCGTCCAGGACGTGCAGGGCATGACCGAGTTGAACGGCAACACGTTTGTCGTCGCCGCCGCCACGGCCACGACGGTCGCCCTCCTCGACGTGTACGGAAACCCGGTCGATTCCAGCGCCTTTGGCGCCTATACCGGCGGCGGCACGGCCTCGCGCATCTACACCCTGCCGACGATCTACAACGATCAGGATCTCGCCTACCTGAAATACGTCCAGTCGGCGGACGTGATGACGCTTTGCTGCGTCAACCCGGTGACCCGGACCGAATATCCGCCGCAGGATCTTGCCCGCATCAGCGACACGGCCTGGACCTTCACGCCGGCCGTTTCAGTGCCGTCGGTGTCGCCGCCCGCCAGTTCCTTGGCCACGGCGACAGCGGGCGGCACGACCTACTATGCCTACGAGGTCACCGCCGTCTCTCCGGATGACGGGACCGAAAGCATCGCGTCGCCCATCGCTTATGTCGGCAGCGTCAATATCTCGACCGTGGCCGGACAGGTCATCGTCACCTGGCCGACCGTGCCCGGTGTCAACCAGTACAACGTCTACAAGGCGCAGCCGGGTTTTGGTTTTCTTCCGCCGGTCGGATCGCTTTTTGGATACATGGGGAGCGCCTACGGGAACCAGACCGTCGACAACAACATCATCCCGGACTTCGCTCAGGTCCCACCGCGGCATGTCGATCCCTTTGCGCGAGGCAGGATCATCTCGCTGAAGATGCTGACTGGCGGGGCCGGCTACACGTCAGCGACCGCCGTCATCACTTCGGCCACCGGTTCCGGAGCGAAGATTGACCTCGTGCTAGTCGGCGGGGCGGTTGTCGCCGCGATTGTCGAGGATACCGGCAGCGGATACCTGCCAACCGACACCGTGGCGATCACCGGGACGGGAGCCGGCGCGACGGCTCAACTCGTCGTCGGGCCGCAGAGCGGCACCTATCCGTCGGTCCCCGGATATTTTCAGGAGCGGCGCGTGTTCGCCGACACGCTCAACCTTCCGGACACCTACTTCATGTCGCAGCCGGGTGCCTTCCGGAACTTCGACAGCCGCATCCCGACGATCGACACCGACGCGATCATCGGCAGTCCGTGGTCTCTGCAGGTGAACGGCATCCAGTGGCTGATCCAGACCTCCGGCGGTCTGCTCGTGATGACCGGCTCATCGGCATGGCTCCTCGCCGGTGCCGGCAGCTTTGCCACCAACGTGCAGCCGATCTCACCCTCGACGCAGGACGACGTGCCCCAGGCGTTCACCGGCGTCTCGCCGATCGTCCAGCCGATCAAGATCAACTACGACGTGATCTATGTGAACTCGAAGGGGTCCTACTACTACGCGCTGCCCTACCAGCTCTATGTGCTGTCCGAGCCGATCGACCTCTCGGAACTGTCTGCCCACCTTTTCCAGTTCCACGTCATCAAGGAAAACGCATGGTGCGAGCAGCCAAGCAAGCTGCTCTGGGCCGTCCGCGACGATGGCATCCTTCTCAGCCTCACCTACTACAAGACGCAGGCCGTGGCCGGCTGGGCGCGGCATGACACCAACGGGTACTTCGTCAGCGTATGCTCGATAACCGAGCCGCCGATCGACGCGCTCTATGTCGCGACCAAGCGGAACATCGGCGGCAACAGTTCCTACATGGTCGAGCGGATGGACCATCGCCTGTGGGCAAGCGTCGATGATGTCTGGGCGGTCGATGCCGGACTGTCGCTGCCGCAGCCGACGCCCAACGGGACGCTGACCGCAGACCTCCCGAACGGCATCGGCGCCATCACCGGCGTCACCGGCCTGATCGGCGGCGCCAACTATGCGGCAAACACCACGGCCGCGGTGGTCGACAATAACGGCGACGGGACCGGAACCGGCGCCATTCCCACGCTCACCATCGTCGGCGGCGTCATCACGGCGGTGACCTTTGCTCCAGGGTCGCAAGGGACGCTCTACACCAGCCCAAAGCTCGTCATCACCGACCCGACAAACTCCGGCTCCGGTGCATCGGCAACCTGCGTTCTCGACACCACGACGCACTTCATGTCCGACACCCCGGTCTTCGATCCCGCGAACATCGGCGACGTCATCCGCATGGGCGGCGGCATAGCGACGATCACCGTCTATCACGGCCCGACCAGCGTCGACGGCGTGCTGACCGATCCGATTACCGCCATGCAGCCAGACAGCGGCGGCAACGTTATTCCTCAGCCGCCGGGCTCGTGGACGATGACGACGCCGGTAAGCGTGATCTCCGGCCTCGACCACCTCATCGGCGGGATGGTGACCGGCGTAGCCGATGGGCAGGTCATCACGCCGCGCGTCGTCAGCGCCGCCGGATCGATCGCGCTAGATGCGCCAGCAAGCAACGTCGTCGTCGGCCTCGGCTTCCGCGCGCAGTTGCAGGGCGTCTATCTCGACGCCGGAGCGCCAAGCGTGCAGGGTGCGCGGAAAAAGATGGGCGCCGTCAACGTGCTATTGGACGGCTCGCGCGACGTCCTTGCCGGAGGAGCGCAGCCGGACGGCTCGACCCAGAGCCCGCCGCAACTGGCTCCGAGATGGAGACACCTGACGGCGATGCCCAACCTTGCGGCCCCGTCCTTCAATAGCGCCGTGACGCCGCTCTACACCGGCTACAACCGCGCGCCGGTGACGGCCGGGTTCAACAAGACCGGACAGTTCTCGTTGCAACAGAATTTCCCGCTGCCGATGAACATAGATGCCGTTGTCTCGGAGGTTCTGGCCGGCGATACCCCGGAGCAGATGGTGTCGAAGCGCGGGCAGCGCGGCCAGCCGCAGGAGCAGCAATGATCGTCGAAGGGCAGGCGCACCATTGCGGCAAGGTGGCGCGCCGGCTGCGCACGGAATACCGCGATCTCCTCGCCGCCATGAAGGTCAACGCGCATCGCGATCTTCGCGCCACCTACGACGAGTCGTCCTTCAGCCGCGCGCTGGTCATCGACGGCAAGGTCGTGGCGATCGCGGGCGTCACCGGGCCGCTGGCCTCGAGCGACGGATCGGTGTGGCTGGCGGCAACCGAGGACAGCGCGGCGCACCCGATAGCGATTGCGCGGACCGCGCTCCGCCACCTCAACGAACTGCTCCGCACGAAACGCCATCTGGCGACGATTGTGTTAAAAGCAGACCGGACGGCCATGGATTTTGCCTATTTCCTTGGGTTCCACGTAAAAGAGACGATCACGATCCACGGTGCCGAGGCAGCGATCATGGTGATCGAACAGCCGCGAAGGATGTCCTGAGATGGGTTTCATCGCTCCTATCCTTGGCCTCGTCGGCGGCATTGTGCAGGCGGCGGGCATCAAGCAGCAGGGCGATTACGCCGCGCAGGTCGCCGAGAACAACGCCAAGACGGCCGAGCAGAATGCCGCCTATGCGCGCGAGGCCGGTTCGGAAGCCGCAGCGACCGCCAGCCGCAAGGCGGCTGCAGAGGGTGCCACGATCAGGGCCGGGCTTGCCGCTAACGGGGTCGACGTAAACACCGGATCGGCGGCGGATGTTGCGACCGGCAACCGTGAGACCGGCCGCCTAGACGCCGAGACCGTGATGAACAACGCCGAACTGCAAGCCTATGGCTACACGACGACCGCGGTGAACGAGAAGGCGCAGGCCGAGCAGGATCGCATCGGTGCGTCGTTTGGCGCGGCCGGAAGCCTGTTGAGTAGCGCGTCCTCGATCGGCTTCAAGTTCAATAAGGCCGCCTGATGGCCCAGGTACCGGATCGGCAGGGGGTCCCGACCGAGGCGCCAAATCCGACGCCGCCGGAGGATTACCAGCACATCGAGCCGCGCGCCGCGGAAGGACTGCAGGCGTTCGGGCAGGGCCTGTCGACGGCCGGCAAATTCTTCGGTCAGGTGGCGGCCGACAACACCTACAACAACGCCACCACGGCTGCGACCAACCTCTCCTATGGCGATCCCACCAAATCCGTGCCCGGTCCGGATGGCACGATGGTGCCAGATACCGGCTTCTTCGGCCTGAAGGGCGATGCCGCGCTCCGGGCAGCGCCAGGCTACCAGAAGAACCTCGACAAGATATTCGCCGATGCCCGGAAGGGTCTCGGCACTCCCGAGGAGCAACTTCAGTTCGACACGTTCTCGCGCCGCTACCGGGTAAACCTCAGCGAGCGCGTCGGCGAGCATCTCGACCGCCAGCAAACGTTTTGGGCGACCACGGTCAACGATGCCGGAAAAAAGAACGCATTCGACCAGATTGCCAACGATCCGTTCAATCCGAAGGTGGTTGCGGCGGGCGCGGCAGATGCCGCCAACTTCGCGGCCAAGCAGGCGATGCTAGCCGGCGCCACGCCGGGAGACGACGTGTGGAAAAGCGCTGTCGACGGCGCCAAGCGTGATGCGCTGAAGGTGCAGGTGCAGGCGATCGGCGCCACCGACCCGACCACGGCGCTACGCATTCTCAACAAGAACCGCACGATCGCCGGGACCGACTACGACAACCTCTATGCCGACCTGAAGACCCGCGCCGACAAGCAGTCCGGCACGGCGTACTCAGCGGGATGGCTGACCAAGCGGACCAGCGACAAGGCGGCAGCCGCGGCGGCGTCGCCGACCAATCCCGACCAGCCGTACATCCGCCAGGCGGTCACCGACATCCCGGGCGGCTTCTCGACCAAGGGTGTCGCCCGCACGATCGCGCTCGAAAGCGGCGGCCGGCCGATCACCAACGACAGCGGCCACATGGGGCAGGGACAGTTCTCGTCCGACACATGGGCGCGCTTCGGTGCCGGCGGCAATCCTGACAATCCCGCCGATGCGGCTGCGGCCGTGCAGCGATATGCGGCCTATAACGCGCGCATCCTGACGCCGATCCTCGGGCGGCCTCCAACCGATGCCGAGCTCTACCTTGCCCATCAGCAGGGTGGCGTCGGCGCGGCGCGGCTTCTCTCCCATCCCGGTGCTACCGCGGCGAGCCTGATCGGGCGGCAGGCCGTGATCCAGAACGGCGGATCGCCGGATATGACGGCGGCGCAGTTTACCGCCATGTGGACGCACAAGTTCGACGGCACCGGACCGGCAGCGAGCGTGGCGAAGCGAGGCGCTCCGGCCGTATCCGCGTCGAACCAAGATGGTGTTCAGCTTTTCGATCCTGAAACCCACAAGCCCTTATATCCAGGTGTTCCGACGGACCCGAAGACCGGAATGCCCATCGGCGATGCCTCCGCCCCGGGCTTGGCGACCAACCCGGACGGCACGCTGGCCTCTCCCGATCAGGTCGAGACGCCGGCAACCACTCCGGAGGGAGTGCAGGAAGAGAACCACCCGGCTCCGGCTGCGATCGAGGACAATGCTCCGGTCGTCAAGCAGATCCAGTCCGGTATTCGCTCGCGGCCGATCCAGCCGGCCCTGTCGACGGTGCTGACCACGGCGGCCGCGGCGACCGACCCTGGCGTCAAGGTGGTGGTCTATTCCGGCGGCCAGGGTCCTCGGGGCACGCCCGGCGCTCGGCGGACCGGATCGACGCGCCACGACAACGGCAATGCCGGCGACGTCTATCTCTATAGGAACGGCAAGCTCCTCGACTTCCGCAACCCGGCCGACCTGCCCTACGTCGAGAAGTTCGTGACGGCGGCATTTGCGGCGGGCGCCACGGGCATCGGTGCCGGGCCCGGCTACATGGGAGCCGGTATCCACGTCGGCTACGGACCGAACGGCGTGAAGGGCGGCCCGCGCATGGTGTGGGGCGCCAAGGGCGCCTCGTCCAACGCGCCTGGCTGGCTGCGCGCGGCGGCGTCGGGCGCCCCGATCAGCGCTGGCGGAGAGGTGGTCCCGGACGTCAATGTCGCGACGGACGCCGGAGGCGGACTGCGCCGGGTGCCATCGGCGTCGCGCGAGAACGCGGCCGTCGTCGCGTCCGGCGGCACGTTGCGCGCAAACGGCGCCGGTGTGCAGGTGGCGAGCACCGACAACACGGTCCCAGGCGCGCCGGCACCGACCGGTGTCGCCCCGCCCGCTCCGGACGGCGACCTGTCCCCACCGCCGCCGACGCCGGAGCAACAGGCCGAACAGCCCGCTCCCCTGTCGGAACTGGCGCAAGGCTACCGCGATATCGCCGCGTCCGACCTCACGCCGGAGGCCAAGCAGTACGCCTTCGAGGCGCTGCGGCAGCAACTCGCGGCCGAGCAGGTCGCCGCCGACGCGACCGCCACCCAGCGCAAGAACGAAAGCGACAAGGCGGCGGACGGCTACATGACGCAATTGCTCGGCGGGAGCGCCGGGCCGACGCTGCTTTCCGACATCGCCAAGGACACGCGGCTGACGTGGGAGACGAAGGAATCGCTCACTCGCGCAGCGGAGGCGCATTCCGAGAACACGGTGTCGGGAGCATCCGCGGCATTCGGCCCCGGCTTCTGGTCTGCGTACAAGCAGGTGAGCGCGCCCGTCGGCGACCCCTCGCGCATTTCGGACGTGGCGGCAGTCCTTAACCGGGCCGGACCGGGCGGTGATCTCACGCTGGCCGGTGTGCAGAAGCTGGTCACGATCATGGGCGAGAACACCCGCAGCGTCGACGATCAGGCCGTCAACACGACCAAGATGGGGCTGATCGCCTATGCCAAGAGCCGGCTGTCCAACCAGCCCGACACCGGAACGATCACGATCAAGGACCCGGAGGGCGAGCGTATCTTCAATGCCCGCTTCATCCCGAAGTTCGAGTCTGCGTTCGACCAGTGGAAGAAAGCCGGCAAGGACCCGTGGCAGTTTCTAACCCAAGAAAACACGGACAAGCTGATGCAGGGATTGCGCTCGCCGACCGAGATGGCGCTGCAGAAGATCCATGCTCAGGACAATCAGGACACCAGCACATTCACCGCTCCTCCGCCGCCGACCGGGGTTAATCCGGAAGGCTGGAAGTTGGTGATGAATACGCCGCCGCCGCAGGAAGACGGCACCGCGCTCGATCCCGGCAAGTGGCAGCAGGTCGTCGAGCGGCTGGTGGCTAACCCGACGCCCGGCGTGCGCAACTGGTTTGACAAGTATTTTGAAGCAAAGGGGCTGAGGGCCGATGACGTGCTCGACGCGCTCGGCGTGCCGAAGGAATTGCAGAAAGGGCCGGACGAGCGGCAGACCTCTGCGCCGATCGCGTCAGCACCGCCGGCACCGGGCACTCCGGCAGGTCCGCCACCGCCGGCCGCGCCGTTCAATCCGAACCAGCCGCTTGGAGATTTCACGCCGTGACCAAGGATGCCACAAAGATCAACTACGTGTTTAGCGAAGAATCCTTTAAGCGAGCGGCTGATAGCTTCGTCGGCAAGCGGTGCATCGTGTATGGCGGAGGCATGGCTCGCGACCTCGTGATGGTAAGTGTCCCCAAAAGCCGCATGGGACGTGACCTGAAGGAATTGAAGTGGCGCATCGGGCATGGCTTTCTCAGGTCGGTCCGCTGGGCACTATGGCGCCGACAGCGCCGAGCGAAGTGATGTATTTGGTAGCAATCAGATTGGAGGCAGCGCCACCATGACCACCGCACTCGAAGGAATAGCCTTTCAAATCGCGCACGAGGCACGCGCTTCCGCATGTTGTACGTCGGAGGGCTGGGCGTCCGCGATTTCCATTCCGTCCCGATACATCAATGGCGAAATGGAAGGCAAAATCCACGTTCAGAGCTACTCTATTAGGTCGCCCGATCCCGACGAACTCGTGCGTATCTACTTCGACGGCTTTTACAAAAAAGAAAGCGCAGATGCGCTCGTGCGCGATCTCCGTCGGGAACTTGAGCCATTCATTATCGGCGCTGGTCTGGTTTGCGTCCGTGAGACGCCAAATGGTCTTGTGATTATGAAGCGCGAGGTTGAGTCTTTTGACGATCAGATTGATGCGGGCGTCCACGCCCTGCTTAGTTCAGGTGTCGATACCTCAAATTTGGACCTAGACCGTAGGATCGCACGCAAAGTCGTTCGAGAGATTCTCGAAGCGGCAGTGGGTTCTGGGTTGATAACCTTGTGGGCACAGCCGTGGCGCCATGTAATCTTATCCGCAGAGCAGGCGCCGGCCCCGTGAGCGATAGAGTGCGCCGATGGTAAGCATCGGTCGGCCACCTCCGGGAACTGACACAGCAGAGGCTCCGGCACCACCGGCGGCCACTGCGCCGGGACCCGACGGGCCGGACCCGTTTGCCGACCTCCTCCGCGCCGGTCGCCGCCGCTCCGCCGCCCGCAGCCGCGCCAGCCCGTCCCCCGCCAGCGGCTCCGCCATTCGATCCGAACCGACCGCTTGGAGATTTCACCCCTTAATCGTGTAACGGAGTAATACTTATGAGAGACAATGATACAAAAATCACCAGTGAGATGGCGCGGGCCGGCACGGATTGCTTGGAGGAGTACGTCAACCCCGGCGGTCTGGAGAATAGTGCAGACTATGTGGCAAAGGCGGTGTACCGGGCAATGGAAAGGCAGCGCCTTGAAACGTTGGCGGAAGGCGCCCTGCATATTCGTCCAGAAGAAGTGACATTTTTAGCCCCATCAGTAGAACCGAAACCACCAATGAAATGGCCGTCTAATAGAGTGCGCTGAGTAGGAGGCTGCCATGACCCCGCGCCTAATCCATCGCATTGTTTCCCCCGCAGACGCGCCGGGCTGGCTGTCGAAGCCCGACCTATTTGCGCTTATGAAACGATCTGTCGTAATCCGTGAGATGGGACAAGTCGGCGTGGTACCTTTGGAAACACCGCGTCCGCCGCTGAAACGACCACCTAATAAAGGGCGCTGATGCCCACCGGCTTTACCGGCATCGGCCGGCCACCTCCAGACGACGCACAGGCTTCGGCGCCCACCGCTCCGCCGGGACCGGACGGGCCGGACCCGTTTGCCGACCTCCTCGGCACCGGCGCTCCCGCGCGCCCGGCCGGCGAGGATACGCCCGCGCAGGCGTTCGAGAAGAATAACGGCACCGACCCGTTCAAGGACATTCTGACGACGCCGGAGGAGCAGACTTCCAACCCGACCAGCTTCGTGCACGGGATGGAGCTTGGTGCCCTTCCAGGAGCCGGAAGTTTGGCGGCGGCCGGTTACGGAGCAGAGACTGGTGCCGAAATCGGTAGTGTGGCCGGACCGTGGGGAAGTCTTATCGGCGGGTTCACCGGTGCCGTTGCAGGCGGCATACTAGGGGCTAGAGCAGTTTCCGATGTTCAGAATTGGGTCCTGCATCAACTGCCGGAGTCGTGGGTCGACGCCCTCGGCGTCAGCGATCGCCAGCAGCAACTCGATCAGGAATACCACCCGACCGCATCATTCCTTGGCGGCCTCGTGCCCTACGCGCTCGCCATGCGTCCGGGAAGTTTCTCGATGGCGGCAAAGGCGCTGCCGGAGAATGCGACAGCCTGGCAGAAGATCGTCGCCAACCCACTGACCGCACGCCTGTTCGGCGGCGCCATGATGGGCGGCATGGAGACGGCGAACGAGGTGCAGGGCGGCAACTCGGTTGATTGGGCGCATGTCGCCATTGCGACCGGGTTCGGCCTGATCTTCAACGAGCCGATGGGATTGGGCAAGGCAATCGTCGGGGCTGGTTCATCCGCTGCGCACGTCGGCGGTGACGCCCTTCGCTGGCTTGGCGGCGAGCCATTCCGCGCGAACGTGCCGACCGAACCGCTCGCCACCCGCGTCGAAGACCTCCCCGGGTATAAGCCACCGACCGCGCCCGTCGGCGAGGAACCACTGACCGTCGCCCAGGCCGCGGACGCCAAGGTGATGGGCGCCGGGATTACCGAAGACGTGTTCATGGGGTCGCACGCGCAGTCCCCCGAATCGGCCATGACGGCACAGGACGCCGCCCGTACCGAGAGTGCGCTTCTCCGCCCGCAGCCGATCGAGCCGGACGTGCACGCGGTTGCCCGACGCATGGAGCCGGAGACCTTTCAGGCTTATGACGCCCTGTCGGCCCAGCGCGAGGCCCTGCGCTCGCAACTGGCGTCGCTGGCCAATCCACCGGCCGAGGCGGTGCAGACGGCCACCGAGCGGCTGGCGGGGCTGCAGGCCCGTCTGGACGAACATGTGGCCGGTCGTGGTGGCTACACAGGCGGCCATGAGGCTCGCGCGCTCCGCGCACAGGTCAGGGATGCCCAGGCGGAGGTCAACGAACTGACCGAGCGGCAGAAGGCGTTTTCGACCGGACAAGGCGCGGACACCCCGGAAATGACCGCGCTGCGGCAAAAGGTGATGGAAACGGACGTTGCCATGCGCGACATGGTGCCGCAGTTGTCGGCGGCATACCGGCGCGCGGCGGACGCGGCCAACACCGAGACGGTCGATCACGAGGCACTGGACCGCACCGAGGCCGCTACGCAGGCCATCCGCGAGGCAGCGGCGCCTACGCCTCAAGCGGGAGCGGCTCAGCCGAAGGAAGCGCCAATTGTGCAGTTCCGGCGCGACGCCGAGGAGATCAACCGAAACCTGCCGCCGCCAGCCGCCGGCATGACCCGTCTATGGCGCGGCAACCGGCCCGGGGAGACGGGACAGAACCCGCAATTCACCAACGACCTGCCGGGGCTCGCGCTGCCGTTCCGCAAAGCCTACGGAGGCGATCTTTCGTATGTCGATATTCCTACGGAACAGGCGTCAAAGTACGTCAACACGGCGGGAGCAGCTACAAACGCGGAGTTCACTCTTCCAAAGGAACTAGCAGCGCAAGCCAAGAGGGCAGACCACGCGCCGGGCAGCATCCAGACGCAGGTCGACGCGATCGCCAAGACGGTCAACGACCAGTTGATCGCCGCTGGTCGCCCGCCGGAGGAAGCCCGCGCCAACGCGGAATTGATCGCCCAGCGCTACAAGACCCGCGCCGCCCGCATGCAGGGAGCAATCGGCGGACCGCTGGCGCTCTTCGAGTCGGAAGGGCCGATCATCCGGGCCGGCGGCAAGGCCCCGCTCATGCCGACCGTGGCCGAGCCGAACCTGCCGTCGCGGACGCCGGAACCGGCCGACGGTGCCGCTGCCCGCGCCAAGGCGGCCGCTCAGGGATTGCTTAAGCCGGTCGAGCGCACGATCGCCGCCGGAATGTCGGACGCGGAAATCTCGACGCTCTACGGCCGCAAGGTCAGCGAGCAGGAAGTGGCGGCCATCCGTAAGTCGGCGCCGCCGCCTGTTGCCGCACCAGCCGAGCAGGCACCAGCGGCACAGGCCACTCCGGCTGCCGTCCCGGCGCCACAACCGGTACCCGAGGCGCCCGCACCGCAGCCGGTCGCCGAAGCACCGCCGACCGCACCTGTCGAACCGCCAGCCGCTCCACAAGCGCCCGCGCAGCCGTCAGCCGTATCCGAGGGCGGCATCGAAGCGCTGGATCCGGCTACCATCGGCGTCGACGCCAAGCGCTTCCAGTTCAAATCCGGCGGCAACGAACACGGCGTCACCGAGCGCCTGCAAGGCGTCGAGAAGTGGGACCCACGGCTGGCCGGCACCGCGCTGGTCTTCCGCGACGTGAACGGCAAGGATTGGATCGCCGACGGCCATCAGCGCCTTGCACTCGCCAAGCGCCTCAGCGCGAATCAGCCCGGCATCAAACTCAATGCGTTCGTGCTCGACGCCAAGCAGGGGATGACGGAGGCGGCTGCCCGCGCCATTGCAGGCGTCAAGAACATTGCTGAGGGCACCGGAACCTCGATAGACGCGGCGAAGGTGCTCCGCGCGGCTGCGGAATCGGGCATCGAACTGCCCCCTCTGCCGCCGCGTTCGACGCTGGTACGTGAGGGCAAGGCACTCGCCCGCCTGTCGCCGGAAGCCTTCGGCGCTGCCGTGAACGGGGTTATCCCAGCCTCACACGCTGCCATCATCGGGCGTCTGGTCGCCGATCCGGCACAGCAGATGGAAGCCGTGCGCGTGCTCAACGCCACCAAGCCGGAGAACGTTACCCAGGCCGAGATGATCGTGAAGGACATGCTCGCGTCGGGCACTACGCCGGAGACGCGGCAGGGCGGCCTGTTCGGCGAGGAGTCGTTCGCCAACAGCATCGTCCTCGAGCGCGCCAAGATCGCCGACGAGGCGCTGAAGCAACTCCGCAAGGACAAGAACGCATTCCGCACTCTGGTCGACGAGGCCGAGCGAATTCACGGCGTCGGCGAAAACGTACTCGACCAGCAGGCAAACGTAGGAAGGCTGACCGCCGATGAAAAAGCCACAGAAAGCCTCACCTCGCTCGCATTCCACGCGGGCCCGGTCAGCGACGCCCTCAGCGCCGTCGCCCGCCGCCTTAAAGCCGGGGAGCTCAAGCCCGGAGAAGCCGCCCGTGAATTCATTGGGGCTGTCCGGTCAGCAATTGAAGGACGCTTGGACGCAAGGCCAAACGCTGGCAGCGTTGAGCCTGGCGCAGCAGGAGAGCGCGAAGGACAGCCCGCTCCTGTAGAGACGGAACTGTTTCAGGAGAAGCAGCCGGAGGAGCCGGGTGCCGAGGGACTGCCGCAACTGGTCATCCCCGGTGCCGAGGCGCTTACCCGCGAGGAGGCCGCTCGGCAGGTGCGGTCCGAGCGCCAGCGCGCGGAGGCCGCATTGCGCGCCCGGCAGTCGATGATGCGCAAGGGCGGACAGGCGCCCGTCGAGGAGCAGGCCGGTGGCCTGTTTGCCGACCGTGCCCAGCGCGAACTGTTTCAGCCAGCGAAAAAAGGCTCGATCACCCTCGCCGAAGGCCGCCGCCCGATCATCAAGATGTTCGCCGAGGCCGACGCGTCGACCCTCATCCACGAAGTCGGGCATCAGTGGCTCGAAGAACTGCGACGTGACGCAGCGCACCCGGCCGCCAGCGATCAGATCATCGCCGACGCGCGAACGGCCGAGCGCTGGATAGGCGCGGAGAAAGACGCGCCCCTGAAGACCGCGCAACACGAGAAGTTCGCTCGCGGCTTCGAGCAGTACATGCGCGAGGGCGTGGCGCCGTCGTCCGCGCTCGCCCGCGTCTTCGCCCAATTCAAGTCATGGCTGACCTCGATCTACCAGACCATCAAGGGTCTCGGTGCCCCGATCAGCGACGACATTCGCGGCGTGTTCGACCGCCTGCTGGCCGAGGAGCCGCAGCGCACGGTGGTCGCACCGGAGCGCGAGGCCAACGTTTCCCTTGCCGCCATTCACGCGGCCGATGCTGCCGAGGCCCATCCATCGGAAGCCCACGGCATCGGCGACCGGATAGCGGCCGAACGCGATCGATACTTGGCCGACCAGCCGCCGGAGGTGCAAAATGAAATCGCCAAAGCCGAAGCAGCAAGACAAGCCGCAGCCGGAACCGAGCCTGCCGGAGAAAGTGGCGCAGGCGGAGGCGGACAGCCAGAGGTGGGCGGCGGTGGCAACGAGCCCGGGCCTCTCGCCCCAGGCGTCGGCGGTGGCGACGAACGTGGCGCAGTCGTCGAAGGCGGCGGCCCGCGCGTGGAAGAAGGCGCTGGCGTATCAGGAGGGACTGGAGGCGCAGGACGAGAAGAGCCTGGAGCCGGACTACGGTCTCAGCGACCCGGCGCTTCTGAAAATGCTCGGCCTCAACCCCTTGCCCCAGAGCCAGCCAACCGGTTCGACGCCCGGGAAAGCCCCCTCGTCGACAAAGCCGGAAACATTCGGATCGACAACCTTACCAACCTGACCGAAGTCGCACAGGCGATCCGTGACGCCGCCAACGCCAACAACGATTTCATCGGCGACCGTCGTGGCGTCATCACGGACGGGCAGGTTCTCGACCTCGCCGACGCCCTCGGCATGGACGCGGCGCAACTGTCGCAGCGGCGGCTGGGCGAGGCGTTCAACGCGGAGCAGGTGGTTGCCGCGCGTAAACTCCTGCTGCAATCGGCGACGACGACCGCCGATGCCATGAAGAAGGCGGCCGCCGGAACCGATGAAGACGTGCTCGAGTATGCCCGTGCCAAGGCCCGTCACCAGATGATTCAGGCACAGGTGGCCGGACTGACGGCCGAAGCCGGGCGAGCTCTCCGCGCGTTCCGCTCGCTGATCGGCGAGACGCAGGCGGCCGGCGTCGACCAGTTCCTTCGCACTGCAACCGCGCGCACCCTGTTCCAGTTGCGGGCCGAAGCGAAACTCGGCTCCTTGCTTGGCGATCCGGAGAGCGTGTCGAAGTTCGTCCGCGATTCCCGCAAGCGCGGCTTCTGGGACATGCTGCTCGAATACTGGATCAACGGCCTGATCTCAGGCCCGACCACCCACATCACCTATTCCGTCGGCAATACCATCCTCGCGCTCGAGAAGGCGGTTCCCGAGACCGGCGTTGCGGCGCTCATTGGCGCGGCGCGACGGGCGGGCGGGCGCACCGGCGAGGTGGTTCATCTCGGCGAGGTGCGCGAGCAACTGGCGGCGGCCGGGCGCTCGATACCGTCGGCGCTGAAAGCGGCGGTGGATGCCTTCCGCACCGGCGTAACTACGCTGCTCCCCGGCGAGAAGGTTCGGGCGCTGCCGTTCCAGCCCAACACCAGCGGCGTTCCCGGAGCGGCGATCGACGAGGCGTTCCGATATTCCGACCTTGGCAGCGGCCTCTTTGGCGCGGCTCGCGGCATCCGCGACGGCATCATCTCGACCGGGACGCTGATCGGCGCCGGCGGCGAGCCGGGCGCGCCACTCCTTGGCCTCAATTACTCGCCGCTCGGCGCCATTCCGGACGTTGCGATCCATGGCGTGCCGATACTGCCGGTCGGGACGCTCGCCCGCCTGCCCAGCCGGTTTATCGCGGCCATCCACAGCTTCTTCCGGACGGTCAACTACTCGATGGCCAAGAACGCCATGGTCTTCCGCCAGGCGGCGGAGGAAGGGCTGCAGGGTCCGGCCTTCGAGGCTCGCGTCGCCGACCTACGCCAGAACCCGGCGCCGGAAACGATGGCCGCGGCGCGCACGATCGCGACCGATCTCACCCTCATGGGCAAGGGCAGCGCCTTCGTCCAGGCGCTCAGCCGGCTGACCAACACGCGCATTCTCGGCATGCCGATCCTGAAGTTCATCGATCCGTTCGTTCACATCGGCGGCAACATCATCGACCAGTCGATTGTGCAGCGCACTCCGGTCGGGCTGCTCTCCCGCGAGATACGCGCGGACATCATGGGCAAGAACGGCAACATCGCGCAGGACATGGCGATGGCGCGGATGCTGGTCGGAACCGGTCTGTCCGTCGCCTTTGGCACTCTCGCCGGCGAGGGACTGGTGAGCGGCTCCGGCCCGTCCGATCCGAACAAGGCGGCGGTGTGGCGGCTCGCCGGCAATCAGGCCCACAGCATCAAGATCGGCAATACCTGGTACCAGATGAACCGCCTCGGCCCGCTCGGCATGCTCGCCAGCATCTCGGCCGATATGTACGACGTCGCCCATGCGGCGATCGAGGGCGACCTGCAGACGGCCGGCGCCGCGCTGATGCACGGCTTCACCCAGAACGTGCTCGACGAGAGTTTCATGCGCGGGCCCGCCCAACTGATGCAGGCGGTAGAGGATCCCGGTCGCTACGGGCAGTCGTACATCCGCAACTTCATTGCGTCGTTCGTGCCCTATTCGGTCGGCCTGGCGCAACTCGCCCGCCAGTCGGACCCCTATTCTCGGCAGGCGCGCACCATCATGGACGCGATCAAGAACAAGGTGCCCGGTCTGTCCGAGACGCTGCTGCCCCGGCGCGACATATGGGGCGAGCCGCTGCCCAATCTCCGCGGCATCGGCGACTTCACCGCGATCTACATGCAGAAGGTGAACAACGACCCGACGACCCAGGCGCTGCTCAGAAACAACTATTTCCCGGCGGCGGTTGACAAGAAGGTGCGCGGCGTCACCCTCACCCCGCAGGAATACGACGACTACGCGCGGCTCGCCGGCCGGCTGGCCAAGCACCAGCTCGACGTCATCGTGCGGTCACCGGACTGGCAGACGCTTTCGCTTGAGGCGAAGCACGACACCCTGCAGGAGCAGTTCCGGCAGGCGCGGGAGGCGGCGATCGGCGTGCTGATGGCAAAGTACCCGCACATCCCGCGCGACGCGACGGCGGCCAAGCTGGCACCGCTCAGGGCAGGCACAAAGTAGTCCCTCGCGCGTTGATGAGAACTGTGGTAAAGCCACGCTCTCATGTTTGAACATCGTCAGCTTGACCGGATCGAGGCCCTGTTGCGGCGTGTTCTCGTCCGCCTCATCTCCATCGAACAGAAGGAAACGGGAATTATGGCCAGCATCGACGACATCGAAACCGACGAAGCCTCCCTCAAGGACGGTACCGTACAGCTCATTCACCTTGCCGGCGCGCTGCTTGCGGAGCTTCAGGCGCTCGGCAGCAACCCCGGCGTCCCGGCGGACGTTCAGGCCAAGATCGACGATCTGCACGTCAAGTTCCACAACGACCTCGCCGACATCACCTCGGCTATCTCGGCGGACGGCACCCCGATCAATCCGGCGCCCGTGGACAATCTCCCGACCCCGTTCATCACCGGCATCGACCCCACCTCGGGCAACGTCGGCGATAGCGTCACCATCACCGGCAAGGCGTTCACCGGAGCCGAATCGGTTGACTTCGGCGGCTCGGCCGTCGCCTCGACCGACTTCTCGGTACCGAACGACACCACGATTGTCGCCAAGGTTCCGGCCGGCGGTAGCGGCAGGGTGACCGTCACCACCGCCCAGGGCACGTCCAACGCGGGCGCGTTCGCTTACAACGGGCAGAACGGCCAGCCGGCTAACCAGCCCCTTCCGGGACAGCCCGGAGGGCCGTAGTAGCGTTTCAACCAGTTCTCGCGTAAAACGGGCCGCAGGCACAGTCTGCGGCCTTTTATTTTGCGATACCCTCTGCGGGCCGCGACCATGAAAGGAAACCGCCTCCATGCGTCTCGCTCTTCTCGCTCTGGCTCCCGTCGTTATGCTTGCCGGCTGTAACTCAGCCGGAACCGTCCAAGCCGATGCCGTGAAGATTTGCGGCTTCCTGCCGACGGCGGCGGCGATCGCTAACGTCCTCAACGCATCGCCGAAGCTCACCCAGCCAATCGCCATCGCCCAGGCGATATGCGATGCCGTGCTGGCCAAGCCGACCACCTTCGGCGCCGCTCGCATCCAGTCGCTCGCCAAGCCGTCCGGCGACATCACCGTGATCGTCCGCGGCGTCCGCGTCACCGGCCATTTCGTGAAGTGATCCGATGCCGCTCAAGGACCTGACCATCAAGTCGGACGGATCGGGTGCGCACGTCGTCACCGAGACGCTGACAAACGGGAAGGTGTTCTCCTGGACCTTCCCGGTGCGCTTTTTCCATGCGGAGGCCGACCTGACCGCCGCTTTCACCAGGTCGATGAAAGACGTCATCGACTATTACGAGGCTCAGTTGCCGGCCAAGGGCGGCGACGTTGTTGGAGGGCTGCTGACATGACGGACGAAGCGCCGCGCCCGGTTCCGACCGAGACGCAAGCCGCGACCATGCTCAAAGCCGGCGCTACGGCCGGGCTCACGGTGCCTGCATCCGAACCAGGCTCGTCCGGAGTCAATAGCTGGATCCCGCCGCGCAAGTTTCTAGCCGGCGGCATCGGCGGCATCGTCGCGTGGGCGCTGATCTGGGGTCTGCAGCACTGGCTGCACTTCGACCTGGTGACGTTCGCCGCGAACTTCGGTGTCAGCATCGACGCCTTGCAAATGTACATCGCGTCGGCCGTGGGTGCGGCGCTGGTCTACATCGTGCCGCCGTCGAAGGCCGATGTCGTCAAGCACCTGAACGACGAGATTGTCCACGCGGCTCAGAAGGATCCGGATACCAACGTCTCCTACGTTCTCGCGCCGGTAAAGCCTCCGGCCGGTGAGGCGGCCACGATCGTGCCGCCGGCCGCTAAAGCCGCATGAGCCATGGACAACCTCACACTGATCATCATTGCCCTGATCAACGGCATGGCACTGGTCGGGGTGGCGTTGGTCGGGCTGTGGTCGGCCATACGGTCTGGCAAGAACTCGACGGCAATCGCCGCCGTCGCAACCGACATGACTGCCGTCAAGTCGACCGTCGAAGAAGTAAAGACCCATACCGACGGCATAATGGGGAAAATCGAACAACTGGCCGGCGATAAAGGTCTGGCCGAGGGAAAGGCTCTTGGCCGCGAGGAAGTACATCAGGAAACCCGCGAAGCGGCCGAAAAGGACAAGTGACATGCTCGGTACAATTCTAATCGTCGTTCTGATCCTGCTCCTCATCGGCGCGATCCCGTCGTGGCCCTACGCCCGCAATTGGGGTTACGGGCCGTCCGGCTTGATCGGAGTGCTCCTCGTTATCTTCATCATCCTGCTGCTCACCGGCAACCTCGGCAGTCTGCACTCTCACTAGACGGGGCGTACGATGGACAATCTGACGTCGCTCGGGCAGCGCGTTGTCGAATTCCTGACCGTGCTTTCGGTTATCGGGACCGGGACGTGGTTCATCCTGGAACCGCGCGCCGAGGACTTCGTTCGCACTACGGTCGACGGGCGCATCTCGTCGATCGAGGACACCTTGAAGAAGCTCGACGACAAGGCCAACGGTCTTTTTAACAAGCAGCACGATGAGGAACTGTCCAGCGCGCGGGCCGAGTCGGATCTTGCGACGCTCAAGGACGTTCAAAAGCAGATGCTGAAGATCCTGCTGAAGAGCCCTACACCATAGCCCATGCAGATCACCAACGTATTCATATCCCGGTCGAGCCACCGGCTGTCGATGTCGCGGGTCCTCGAGTGGCAGACGTCGCTGACGACCATCATGCTCGGCCTGGTGTTCATGCAGCCGGACGTTCCGGCGACGCTATCCAGCGGCAGCGGTGGTGGCTTCCTCAACCTTCTCGCCAAGCTCCCTGCGACGTGGTGGGGCACGGCCATGATCGCCGTCGGCATCACGCGGATCGTCGCTCTCTATATCAACGGCAGGTCGCCGCGAGGGTCGCCGCTCGTGCGCATTGGGGGCGCAATTCTTGGCGTCGTCCTGTGGTCGCAAATACTTGCCAGCTTTTATGACGCCAGCCTGCGGTTAGGGCATATTCTCCCGGGGGTTGCATTCGTCGTCGTTCTCTTGGCGGCCGATATGTTCAGCGTAGGCCGCTCGGTGCGCGACTTCACCAAGGCAACAAGATCAGAAGCGCGCGTTACCGATAAGTCCGCCCCGTCTGCAAGCTGAGAGCATGGCTACATGGCTGACTTCTTCAGTGGCAGCGACCTGATTACGGTCGGCGGACTTCTCATCGCCGGGGTGGCGGCTGTCTACGGGGCCCGAAAGATGCGGCCGACCGAGGACGCCGGCGAGTCAGCATCAACGCAGCTCACCGTGCGGCTGGACGACGACGACGCGCGACGAGTCGATCGCTTGGGCGATCGCATCGAGGAAGCGACGGACCGGATGATCGAAATGCGCCGCAGTCTCGACCGGGCGGCTGACTTGCGAGAACGGGGATTATCCAGGCGATGACCGACACCTGCGCGACGTGCGCGTTCTTCCTAGCGGCCGACGATCCGCCGACGAAAGGGCTATGCCGTCAGTCGACGCCGCGCGTGTTCGCCGTGCCGCCGACGCCAGCCTCCGGCAGCGCCCAGACGACGTTCGAGACCAAGTGGCCGACGGTGATGCCGGACGAATGGTGCGGACAGTTCAAGGCGCCGGCACCATAGCGGTATCGGGCGGCGTGATCGAATAGCCAGCCCGCTCGAGCGCGAGCAGCGCACCGATGGCAAAGTCGCTATAGAGCTTGGCACTGTGGCACCTGGCGCGATTGCCTTGACACAGGCACTCCGGCTTCGGCCCGGTGACCAAGCAGATCCCGTGGGCGATTTCCTTGACCATCGTCACGCGGGTTTGGTTGGCCAGTTCAACGTTCATAGAAGCGGGCACAGTTGCCTCCGTTTGTGATGTCTTTCGACGACGGTGTTGTCCTTGGGGTCGAAGCTGCGGAACTGTCGCCTGCACTTGGCAATGTCCTGCGGATCGTACTTCGATGTGATTGGCAGGGGCTGGATCGACGAGCTTTCCGCGCTCTCCCCAGCCCCTTTGGCGCCTGCGGAAACTTGTCCTAGCTTGTCGCGCACGTTGCGCGCGGCCATCTCGAGCCACGCGCTGTCCGAGGCGAGCGGCGTGGCCGGCAGCGCGGGGTTCTCGTCGGCGTTCAAGCAGATGCTGAAGTTGCGGGACAGCGCGTACTTGATGACGTCCGGCGTCAAGGTCGCCAGATCCACGTCGGACGCTTCGGCCAGCCCGATGCGGGTCGCCTCGCGTGCCCAGATGGAACAATAGCCTTCCTCGGCACCGTAGGCGACGGCGAGCGTGGCCCCCAACCAAAGCGCCGCGCCGACCCACAGCAGGACGACAAGCCGGCCGCGGCTCATCCCCCGCTCCCTTCTGGTGGCGCGGGTGGGTGGGGCTTGTGGGAAGCTACGCATTGAGGGCAGCGAGCCTCTTGCTCGCCATCGTCAATCGGGTAGATCAGTTCCCATCCGCGCCCTTGAGGCGTCGGGACCGCTTCTCCGTAGGGCGTAGGTACATCGTGAAAACATTCGCGCCGCGCGCACTCGTTGCAGATGTAGCGGATCACCGTGACCTCGACATAGAGATTGTCGAACGTCATCCCGCGCGTAACGTATTCGATGCTCACCGCCCCGCCTTCCCGTCACCCGGCATGGGGAGGGCGGCTGCTAAAGCGGCCTTCGCATCTGCCACGAACATCTTCCACATTGGGCCGTGGTGGTCGCGAATGATGCCGGGGATACCATCGCCGCGATCTGGCACCGAATGAACAAAGCCGGGGCCTTCGTCATCTGGAAAGACAACGCCGTGTTCAATGCACATCGCGCGTGCAGCCCGTTCGACAGTGGTGTCGGATAGTAGCCGCTCCCGCATCTCCTCCCCGGCCTTGCGGGCGGATGCCTCGGCGACCTTGCGTTGCTGGCGGCACTCTTCGAGGTTGGCGTAGATCGTCGCCTTTTCCTGTCCGCGTGCAGCGAGTGCCGACGTCAGTCGCTCGATCTCTGCCCGGCTCTCCGCGCGGGCGGCGGTGGCGACATCCACAATTGCGACTGTTATGCCGTAGCGCAAAGCGCCTCGGACCTGATCGGGTAGGGGTTGTTCGCCAATGCTGCCCGCTACGCTGTCCGCTCGCGCCAGAAGCACGTTAGCCCGCTTCTCAGCATCGACCGTAAGCGCCTCCACATCCCCCTGGCTGGGGGTGGCCGAACCAAGTGGTCCTAATTCTGGTAATCCCTTCTTGCGACGCTCATAATCGGCTCGTTCCCAATCAGTCAGAAATAGCGGCTTGGGGGTGGCCTGATCCGGGGATGGGACCGGATCAGGCCGTGCTATATGTCCCCCTTTCTCGGTTCTCTCAGAAGGTCCGAACGAATGGGAATCACCTCCTTCGTGTGGCGGCGCTGGCGGGGCGACATCGAGAGCGACGATTGCCGAGCGCAAGTCTGAAGCCAGCAGCGTGCTCTCGCCATCAAGGCCGTCTATCTCAAAGGCGTGACGGCTCAATAGTTTACGAATCTCTCGGCGCAGTTGGCGCGGGTCGGCGCCTTCCTGCTTTGCCTCGGGGACGAGGGCGGCGAGGCGATACACCAATTCGTCGTTCTGACCGCGTGATAGCGTCATCCGGCTCCAAACGGATGGAGCAGCCCAGAGCATCACGCCCGGATAGAGTTGCTTCTGAACTGGCTCATCATCCCCTTGGCTGGGGGCGGCGACTTCGGCAAGCGCCCGAATAATGCCAGCCGCGATCATTTGCGCTGCGGACGCGCTGTGCGATCCCCAACGAGCGGCTGTTTCCAGTCCGATGCGGGAGGCCAGCGCCTCTCGTGCCGTATCGACCGGCGCTGCTGCCTCTGGCGGGGTGGTGGAGTCAGTCATGGACAATGCTCGTAGGCTTGCCGGCAAGCGTGACGTTGAGCATCCCGGATTGCAGCTGGGCGAGAATGTCATCGGCCGCGCTGTTGGCCTTGCCCTCGGTCGCGCATACGAAGATCAGGCGGACCTCGTTGCCCCAGACTTCGACACGGACTTCTTTGCCGAGATTCGGATGGGTAAATTGCCTGTCGCTCATCCCCTCACTCCTTCTTCCCCGCATCCAGGTGGGCTTCTTTCTGGGCGCGAACCCAATCTTCAAAGTCGGGCGGCGCGCCGGAGTAGAACGCAAACGCCTTCTCGTATTCGTGGCGATAGCGCGCCAATTCACTGGCGGTCATGTGCAGATCAGGCTGGCGAATAATCTTGATCGTCATTTCGTTTCTCCATCCGGGCGGGCTGGCGGTTCGTCGCGGGAGCGGATGACGCAGCGACCCTTCGACGTTGTTCAAAGCCTTGTGCAGTTCAGTGCGGAATTGCCCGTTCTCACGCGCTTTGACGCGCGGAAAGCCCTGCGGCCATGTCAGCGGGTAGCTCTGGACCTGTTCCATCCGTTTTCCCTCAGTCGGCCAGCTTGGCCGCCGTCTCCGCCGCCTCGTCGTAGCCGTCGAGGATCCACGCCTGGCGCTGCTCCTGCCCGTCGACGCGCAACTTCGGATGGACAGCCGCCGTGCGCATCATGCCCTTCTCAAAGGCGGCCACGCCATGTCGGCGGCACTCTGCCTCGGTCCAGTTTGTGATCGCCCGCGGTGCCGGAGCGCCCGTAGCCTCAACCGGCGCGGCGGGGGGATTGGCGGAGGCGCCGTCCTGCGCGGGGGTGGGGGATGACGGCGCCTCCTGCAGCGATGCGCCGGGGGACGCATTGCCGGTCTTGTCGGGCGCGGCCTCGTTGGCATCGGCCCAAATCGTTTCTTCGACGATCTCGCCGGTTGCAGGATCGTGGGCGACGTGCGCTGCTGCGGTTGGCGCGGGCGGCGGTACCAGCGCCCGGTCTGCTGCAGCGTCGTCGGCCTCATCGCGCCGGATGATCTCGTCGATGTCGGTCGACATGGGCAGTGACTTGGAGTGCCGGCGAATTACGGTCTTGCGGCACATCTCCTCGTACCACGACACCCACGGCCCGTTGTCCTTCGCGCGTGACACGGCGCGCACCTTCTCGATCTGCGCGACCGTCATCACCTCGCGGCTTTTCTCGCCGCTCTTCAGCGTCGCCACCGAATAGGCTGCAATCACCTTGCCGGGGTCGGCATCCATCGACGGCTTGTGCTTGATGAACGGGTCGTCGCCGAGCTCGAACTCGAACGCATCCTTGGCGTGGACGACATAGGCGTCCCACGTCGCAATCTCGCCTGACTGGCGGACCTTCTTGCGAATGCCGGCAACCATGGGCATCCACTGGACGACGTTCTTGAAGAGCACCATGGCGCCCTCTCTGCCGTCGGGCAGAAGACCATCCTGGGCAGCGCGCATGGCCGAGTTCCAGAGCGACCGCCGGTCGGCCTCAAGAAGCTTCGGGTTGTTCTGGACGGCGGTCATCACGACGCGCTGGAAGCGCTCGACCGGGATATGCGAAGGAAGCACAGCGGAGAACTGCCCGGCCTGCTGCGCCAACTGATCGCGGAACGGGACGACGGCGCGCGTCTCCGTCGTGGCGGGCGTCTTGTCGTTCATCGTGCATTCTCCGAGATGATTTCGCGGACTTTTTCGGTTAGCGCGTGTTTGACCAGTTCCCACCCGACCTTGCCGGTGTCGATGAGTGGCGTCAGTTCCTCCACCGTCATCCCGGCTTTGATGCCGCTGATCGACACAAAACAGTCGGCGGACGAGTAATTGCCAAGATTGACTTTCCGGCTCATCGAGATTGTGATCGTCGTTTCCTTGTCATCGGCCATTAGCGTACTGCCTCCACTTTCTCTATCTCTGTCCCGGCCAGCGGGATGCCAGCCTTCGCGGCGCGGTTCGCCAGCGTCTGCACCAGTTCCTTGATCTCGGCGTTGTCCTTCACAGCTTTCAGCGCCTTGTTGTAGTCGACGATGCGCGCCCGCGTTTCGGTCTTGAGCGCGACCTTGAAGCCCGTCCGGCCCGCCGTGGTGCTGATCGGCGCGGCGGCCTTCTTCTCGTGCGCTGCGGCCTCACGGTTGAGCGCCGTGCGCTGCTCCTCGGTGGCCGTCGCGGCCTCCCGGCGCAGGCGCTCGGCCTCGGCAGCGGCGGCGCGGGCGGCCTCCTCCTGCTTGCGGCGCTGCGCCTTCAGGTACGTTTCCAGATGGTCCTTCAGCTTCCGCGTGAGGCCTGTGGCACCCTCGCGGATCGGACGCCAGCGGTCATCGACGGCGCGGCCAGCGACCAAATGCGGTTCCTTCTCGACGTCGTGCGCCTCGTCGGCGCGCTTCGCCAACTGCCCGACGCGGCGGGACCACGTTCCGCAGCGGTCGGCGTCCTCTTGTGTCTCGATCGGCTTGGCTAGGAAGGCGGTGGTCGTCTCGACCTCGCTGTCGAGTTCGGCCTTGATGTCGACCAGCGCGTCACCGCTGAGATTGTGTCCAATGCCAGGTTCGTGCAGCGGCGGATCGTCGGGGAAGTGTCCGTTCTTCATGCGAAAGCGGTACGCATCTTCGGTGATGGCCTTGCCAAAGCCGCCCACCTCCGCGACGCGCTCCATGCGGCTGCGCGTCATGGGGTGACCGCTAATCGTCGCAATCCGCTCGCCGCTGTCGTCGAGCCAGCAGGCAAGCGGTTCGTTGTGACTCGTGCGGAAAAAGCCGCACGGCATGACGGTGCGATCGGCGAGTGGATCCGGGTCTTCGCCGCGGAGCTTGGCCTGCCAATAAGCGTAATCGTTGCTCATTCCTCGACTTGCTCCTTCAGGTCCGCGATGGCCTCGGCCTCGGTGCGGCCGTAGCCCAACGGCATTCCCTCGTCCTCAGTGCCTTCAAACCACGCCGACCAATCGAACTGCCGCATCGGGATTGGCTTGGCCCAATAGCTCGTGACGATAAACTCGCTCATGCCGGTTTCTCCGGGGCTGCGAGCAGCGGGACCATCTTCTTGTCGAGATAGGCTTGTTTGACCGGGCCCAGGGTGTGTTGGCCGACGGTAAACCCGTCCGGCATGACGACATGCGCTAAGAAAGCCTCGTCGAACGTCTCGATCTTGCTCGCGACCGCTTCGAGTTTCGCTTTGATGCAGAGGAGGAGGGCCCGCCAGCGCGACCGACGCGCCTGCGCGTACTTCTCCTCGTCCGGTGGCAGCGGCAACTCGAAGCGCACGCGGCGATCGGCAGCCTCAAAGATGATGGTCGCGCGCTGAGGCTCGCTGGCATAAGCGAAACTCGACGCGCCGTAGCGCTTCAGCGTGGTCTCGATCTCGTTCCGCGTCTTGTCCACGCCGACTTTGGTTTTCGATGCGTAGCTCATGCTGCCACCATCCTTGCCAGCGCCCGCTCGGCCGGGACAAGCGCCCGCAACCGACTGCCGTCGAACGACCAGTGCCCCGTCCGTCCTATCGTCCGCTGAATCTCAAGCGCCTCACGGCAATCGGCCCGCACCTCATCCGTCGTCTTGCCGATGATCGGCCATGCGGCGGGAAAGACCGTCTCGGCGCCGTAGACCGCCCGAACAAGCCGCCATTTCTCCGCCAGGAACAGATTCGCGTTGGCCTCGTGGACGGCCTCCAGCGTGCCGGCGAGGCTGGCCTGCATATCGGCGATCGCGGCGGTGAGCGCGTTCATGGCTTTGCCCATCCGAGTTCGGAGCGAATCGCGGCGAGCACCTCGGCGGGCGCTTGGGGCAGCGGTATCCATCGCCAAATGTGAGTGGAGTTGAGGTGGTCAGGCGCGACGATAACGGCAGCCTGACCGCTGGTTGGGAGGAACTCGGTGAAATCGTCGTCGATCCCGTCAACGATCACCCACCCGCCCAAATCGACAACCTTTACCTTGTCGCCGTCTTCGACCCACTTAACCCGCCTCATGCACAGGTCGGCATCAGCATAGGGAAGCCTCTGGACGAGGAAGCCGCGCCCATCGCGTGGCGCCGTGTCCATCTTCTGCCAGTCTGGCTGCTGTACGCCCGCGCCGCGCGTGTCCATGCGGCCCTGCAGGCCCTCGTCCACGTCGGGGATGCGGTCGTCGGGGTTGGCGGTCATCGGGCGCGTCCTAAAACGGTATGTCGTCGAGTTTGGTCACGGTGACCGGCTCCATCGCCTGTACGGCGTGGACGGCAACCAAGGTAAAGAATCCCTCACCCGGATGCTGAATTGCCAGACGCTTAGCCTCAGCCAGCGCGGAGTCGCCGTTGGTGTGGCGAAACGACGGGCTTCCCCGTTGCGGGTTCCACACCAGCCAGAAATTATCCTTCTCTCCGCTCATTGGCCTCTCCGGTTTAGGTCGTCGCACGCAACATATGCGGCGTGCATAAAGCCTGTCAACCATGCGCTATGCATTTTTCTTTCTGTGGCTGCGTTGACAGCGGCAATGCGTCGTGCATATTTTGCGGCAAGCCAGCGTCACTAGGGAACGGACGATGCCAAAGAAAGAGCCGAAGGCGGAATTGAAGCGTCTTCGAGCCAGTCGCGGGTGGTCGCAGAAGCAAATGGCCGATTACCTTGGCTGTGACCAGTCGACCATTTCCCGAATCGAGGAAGGCAAACTCGATCCCCGCGGACCGCTTTCCAAGCTCATCGGCATTCTGGCGCGCGAATCGGCTGGCGCGCCATGATCGAACCTCGCCCTCCCTTCCTCCCCTGGGCGATAAACTGGCTGCGGCGCGAGCCCGGCCTTTCTCTTTGCAGCAGTTCTATCCGGTACTACCCGGGCAATGCAGGAGGACGTGATGTAGGTAGCCCACAATCGCCCATTTCGGAAAACTGGCGACCGGGGAGGGACGCACACCCGCCGATCCGGTCGCCAATATTCCGGGCGGTGGTGACCTAACTCTTGCGAGCGAGGGTAACATGACGTTTTCTCAGGAACTGCACGAGCGCGTCACCGCCGAACTGAAAGACGTTCTGCGGATGCTCCTCGGCACCGACCCGTCGCAGGTCCGCCTCGACGCCAACATCTTCGACGACCTCAACGCCGATTCGCTCGACGCGATCGAGATCGTGATGCACTGCGAAGAGCGGTTTGGCCTTGAAATGACCGAAACCGAGCTGGAAGGCGTGTACACGGTCGGCGACCTCGTTGCCTTGATCGAAAAGACATTGCCACACGAAGGAGAGGCCAATGCCGTCAAAGAAAGCCGAGCAAGCGCCGGGTAGCGGAACACCGGGACCGGGCCATAACGGGCCACCTCCTCCGCTCACCGACGAGCAGCGCCAGGCGCTTTTTTTCCAGCACAAGCGCAAGTATTCGGCAGCGCTCGCCATCAAAAAAGAAGCCGACGCAGCGTTCAAGAACGCCTGCAAGAAAGCCAAGGCCGAACTCGGCCCGTCCGCCGTTGATTCCATAAAGGATGCGTTGCTTCTGGAAACGCCGGAGGGCGCGGCGCTGATCGAGGCAAACATTCGCCGGCAGGCCGAGATCGCCAAGTGGATGGCCGTGCCGTTCGGCAAGCAGGCGGATATGTTCGACGGAGACATGATGCCCGCCGTTGACCGCGCTAAGGCCGAAGGGCGCCGCGACGGCTTGGCCGGCAAGACACTTGCGCCTCCTTACGATCCGTCCGTGCCGCAATACGACGCCTATGCCGAAGCGTGGCACGCTGCCCAAGGTGAACTGTTCAACATTCAGCGCACGCGAGATGCGTCTGAATTCGAGGGCGAGGAAGAAGGCGAGTCTGAAGAGGCGGCCGCGTGATAACGATTTGCTTGGCCGGCACGCCGACCGGCAAGGGGCGGCCGCGGTTCGTCCGGGTTACCGGGCGCGCCTATACACCCGCCAAAACGAGGGACTACGAGGACAATCTCCGCTACGCCGCGCAGGTCGCGATGGGCGGCCGGGCCCCTCTTGACGTGCCGCTCGACGTGACGGTGACGGCGACGTTTCCGATCCCTGAAAGCTGGTCACAGAAGAAGAAACGCAGCGCTCTGCTTTATGAGATCAGGCCAACGACAAAGCCTGACGCCGACAATCTGCTCAAGGTTCTCGATGCGCTGAACCAGGTCGCTTTCGTGGACGACAAGCAGATCGTCCGCGCGACCATCGAAAAGTTCTACGGCTTGGCGCCACGGCTGGAGATCGTCATTCGTCCTATCGAATTGGCATGACGACAAACAATAAGAGGAGGATCGTCCCCATGTGGACCGAGGAGCGCATTGTTGCGCTGAAACAGCATTGGGCCAACGGGCTGTCGGCGAGCAAGATTGCGGCTGAGCTTGGCGGCGTATCGCGCAACGCGGTCATTTCTAAGGTGCATCGGTGCAAATTGCCGAAGCGCGCCGCTCCCGCGCCAAAGGGACCGCGCAAGCGCAATATCCGGCCGCGGAGAGCACATCCTGGCCGCCCGTCGTTCAACCTGCCGCGGCCCGGGCAGTTCGTTGCCCATACGCCAAAGCCGCGCCCGGCGCCACCGGCGGACCTCCTCGAGCCGATAAGCCGTGACCGTCGCCTGGAAGATTTGACCGACCAGACGTGCAAGTTTCCGCACGGCGATGCGCTGCCGTTTCTGTTCTGCGGCGCGCCGACCGATGGCCGACCGCCATATTGCCGATTCCATAGCGCGCTCTGTTTTAACCCCCTTTCCGATCGTCGACTCCGCGTGCCGGTGGATGCATGAAGATTGTCGCCGACCTGCCGGCCGATACCCGGCGCCGGACTCTCTGGATAGCAGCCCAGGCGCTGCTCCTATGCGCGCGGGGGAACGGGGTAGACGATAGCCGGCTGAAGGTGCTCGTTCTCACCATGCGCATGCCAGAGCTCGCCGTGCTGACCGACGACGAGGCCGCCCAGCTTATCAGCCGCCTAGACCTCGAAAGCGCGTGAGCGCGCCATGGCGAGCGGTACCGATTTTTCTCTACACATGCGCGCCGTCGCGCTGGAACTGCTCGGCGACCCCAACCCGGCGCACTCTTCCAAATCGGAACTGCGCTGGGGGACGAACGGGTCCTTCTCGATCGACGTAACCGCCGGGACGTGGTTCGACCACGAGGCCAAAGAGGGCGGCGGCGTTCTCGATCTGATTGCCCGAGAGACCGGCCGGCATGTGAACGGCGCGGCGGGCGGCGCGGTCGAATGGCTGCGCGAACACGGCTACGACGTCGAGGACAACCACGACCGCAATCTTCCGGCTCCCGTTTCTACGTCAAAAGCGCCGGCCGGTAAAAAGACGATCGACGAGATTTACGAATACGTCGATGAGTCCGGCGAGCTTCTTTTCCAGGCGGTGAGGTTCGTTTTCATTGGGCCAGACGGCAAGCCGCTGACAAAAGACGGCAAGGTTCAAAAGACCTTTGGCCAGCGTCGTCGTGCGCTTCCTACCGACGAGCCCGACAAGGTGCATGATGGCTGGCGCTGGTCCGTAAAAGGCTGTCGGCTGGTACCGTATCGGCTTCCTGATCTGCTCGAGGCGCTATCTGCCGAGCGGCCGGTATTTATAGTTGAGGGCGAGCGCAAAGTTGACCGGCTGGCAGAGTTGGGCGTGCCGGCGACGTGCAATCCGATGGGCTCTGGCAAATGGCCTGAGACCTTTGGCGATTTCTTCCGCGATGCCGATATCATTCATCTGTCGGACAACGACGAGGCAGGCCGCAACCACACCGCGGTTGTCGGAGCGGCACTTACCGGGATTGCCGCACGCCAGCGCGTTCTCGATCTTCCCGACCTTCCAGCTAAAGGCGATGTCGTCGACTGGATCGCCAAGGGCGGAGACGCGACGCGGCTCTATGACCTGGTGGAGAAGTCCGCGCTCCCGTTCGGGGCGGAGGCGCCGCGGCTGAATTTCGAGGCGGTATGGTTCGGCGATTCGCCAAGGATGGCGGCCGATACCGAATGGCTGATTGATGACCTGATTACCCGGGGCGACATTTCGATGCTCATCGGGGCGTCGGGCTCGGGCAAGAGCTTCCTTGCCACGCACTTCGCCATGGGTGTGGCGCGGGCGGAGCCGGTGTTTGGGCACAAGGTCCTGAAGCGGGGCGGGGTGGTCTATCTGGCGGCCGAGGGGCGCAAGGGCTTTCCCAAGCGGCTGCAGGCTTACCGCCAGCACTTCGACATCAGCGACCATCAAAGCCTGCCGTTTGTGTTCCTTCCGATCGCCTTGAACCTGTTCACTGAGGAGGGCGATTTCCCAAAGCTGCTGGCCGACCTGAAGATCCTTGGCGCACAAATGCGGGATCGGTTCCAATGTGGCATCGACATGACGGTTGTCGATACACATGCCGCGGTCTCGCCTGGCGCGAACGAGAACGCCAGCGAGGACGTTAGCCGGCTACTGAAGCACTATAATTCGATTCAGGAGACGACCGGCGGGCATGTGATGATCGTGCACCACAAGAACGCCATGGGGGCCCGCGAGCGCGGTCATTCATCGTTCCGCGCGGCGGTCGACAATGCGATCGAAGTGAACTGCGCCGAGAACAAGGATCGATCCTTCAAAATCACGAAAATGAAGGATGCCGAGGAGGGCTTTCTTACGCCGTTCCGGCTGCAGTCGATCACGCTTGGGGCCCGGGACGATGGCCGGCCGATCACGTCTTGCGTGGTTGTGCCTCTGGACAAATGGGTTCAAGGCTCGCTGCGATCGCCGACCTTGAAAAACCTCACGCCGAAGGTGCGGATCGCGCTGGATGCACTCCGCGATGCGCTGCTCGAGCACGGCGAGGTGGCGCCCGGGTCGATGAAGCTGCCCGAGGGCGTGCGCGTCGTTAAGTGGAATTTCTGGATCGACGCCTTTACCAAGAAATCCTTTGAGGGCGGCGAGGACTCGAAGCCGGATGCAGTGCGCAAGGCTCTGCAGCGGGCGGGCGAATACCTGCTCGACAAGCGCGTGATCGGGCGGGAGAAGCCCTACGTGTGGATCGTGCGCGAGGAGAAGCCGGCAGCGTCGGGCTAAGGCTCAACCGCCCTCACGTTACGATTCAGAGAATTAATTAATAATCCAAAACGCAACGCTAGTGGCACCACGCGTTTGCCGGCGTGTGCGGGCAATGGCTGTTGCGGCAGTCGTAGGGGATGGCCAAGCCTTCGCGGATCATGGTTGCGGCGAGGCCTGGCACGGTCCCACAGGCGCGGCCGTAGTTCCATCCGGCGCAGGGGACGATCGTGATTTGCGCGTCGTGGAGGAGCACGGCGGCCCTTGCTTTTGCCCGCAGTCCCAGAGCGAGCTCGGCCGGGCATCGCGGGTGGAATATCTCGGGCGCGTCGTAGCCGGTGAGGCGGATGCGGAGTCCGCCGGCGGCGGCCGTGTCTCCATCCAGAATCCGGTCGGCGGTGACGGTTCGGGCGGGCACATTGGCAGAGATTGCAGCGACGATCAGCCCGGCACCAACGCCGGCCAAAAACAGAGACTTCACGGCTTTGCCTTGTTCGATCCGGCGTAGGCCGCGAAGACCTGCTCGATCGCCTCGAGGTCGGTCATGTGGTTCGCGGCATAGTACCGAAACGTCTCTTCGCCTATGCGGATCGAGCGGAGACGGTAAACCTCCATTGCTACTGTGTCCGACGGCTGGGGTTCGGACGGCGGGTCAAGCGATGTCCAAGAGCGCGGATCGAGCGGTTTGCGCTTGGCGAGCCTAATGACGCCTTGCTCTGGAACCGCCACGCGACAGCGCCCGCCGTCGCAGATCCCTCCGACGATAACCGGCATTTTATTTGCTCCTTTTCAATTCGGCGCACGCGAGGCCGATATGGCGGGGGATGGGCACCTTGCCGGCGAGCATGCGGCGCAGGCGGTCGGCGCTGATCTCCAGCGCCTGGCAGGCGGTATTCCGGCCGATTCCCATTGTATCGAGCATGGCCTGAAATGCATCCGGGGCGAGCGTACCCACGCGCTCGGCGTGCTGCAGGATGCGGCGCCGACGAAGCGCGCGGTCGATGTTGCGGAGCTTGTCCGTCTCCATCGCGGCGGCTGTTTCAGGCGAGACGGGCATATAGGCGCCAGTCGCGACGAATATCGGACGCGCCGCGGGAGTGTCCCGCCTGTCCGCAAGCGTTACCTCGATCGCGCCGATCTCCTTACGTGGCTGCGGCGGTGCTTCCGATGCCGTCGCCGGCTGGCCAGCGTGACCGCCGGCAGCGTTTTCTGCCTCCTCCCGTGTTGGGTATGCCAGGTCGATCTCCGCGGGCACTGGCGGGCCGCTGAGCGTGCGGAACAGGCGGAACGATCGCCCGACCGGCATGATGTTGAACGGGGCGGCCATCAAAGCGCCAGCGCGCAAGCGGCGAAGGTGAGGAGGAAGCCCGTCACCCACAGGGCGGCGACGAAGGCGGGCGGGTACCTCATGGCCTGGCCTCGAAGCGTGAGCCGAGGGGCCCGCAGGGCTGGCCGTCCTGGCGGGCAACGGCGCAAAAGTGGGTCTCCATATTGCCGGTCACGAGATTCGGCTGTCCAGTGAGCGCACATCGCGCATACTTGAACGGCGGCGCGGTCGGAAAGTCGGCCGTTTCGGGCAAACAATGGCGGCAGTCCTTGCAGAATTTGGTCATGGGCGGATCCTTTGGGGTTAGGTCTGGCGTTTCCAGGTTTGCCAGTCGGTGACGGACTCGAAGCACAGGAAGCCGCCAGACGCGCGGGCGACCACGGCGGCCCATGGGCAACGGCGACGGGCGGTCGCCCATGATGCGCACTCGACGAACTGGCGGCGCATTAGAATAAATCCCCTTGGGCTGGCCCGCGTGACCGGTCGCGCTCGCAGCCGGGAATGACCAGTTGATTCCCCTGCTCGGTCGGCTCGCTAGCGTATTGGCGCGGCGTGGGGTTGCGCTTCCAGGTGTCTTGCACGGCCTCGGAAAGCTGGTCCCAGGTCTTGCGCGGGTTTCCGCTGAGGCAGTAGGTCGGCATGGCCTCGACGTCCGCCTCGTAGGCGATTCGCGCGGGGGATTTGGTGACCGGTTCGCGGATCGGCCGCAGGCTGGTCGGATAGGCGTCGTATCGCCGTTGATTCGCGGGAGCGTCGCCGTCCCAATCGATCGTGACGACATTTCGGCTTTTGACGATGCGGACCACAGTCGCGCGGCGCCCGACAAGCTCCGTCTTCGCCATGACATACTCGACGCGATCACCCGGCTTGAAGCTGAATAGCGTGATGATTTCCGGCTTTTCCATTGTCTTTGCCTCCGTTTGCTTAACCGCTCGTGCATGCCCGACGCGCGGCCGGGCATGGGCTAGGGGTTCAGGCGTCTCGGTGGTGCGCCGCGTGTTCTGGTTCTGAAATTGCTATAGGCTTGGAGCAGTCAACGGGGGCCATCGTCGCCTTAGCTATCGCTTCGATGCACGAGTCCATTGAAATCATTTGGCCGGTCGTGGACCGCGCCCACACGCACATGCCGGCGAAATCCTTGTCGACCTTCTCGCCGCGTTCGATCAACTTGTCGGCCAGCCAGTCGCTAACCGCCCAATGCTCAAACACGTCGCGTTGGTAGGGTTCGATATTTTCCTCGCGACACATGGTCTTGGCGTCGTCGTAAACCTGCCCGGACATGAATTGCGAAGGCTTGTTCCGCCACTCGCCGTTAGTTTCCGTCCATCCCGCCTGTATTGCGGCTTCTTCGTAGTCGTCCACCGGGCAAGCCAGCTCGAAAGCCTGGTTGACCAGTTCGGCCAGCGGATCGCTAGTGGCCTGCCCGTAGCCTTGTGCCAGTGTCGAGACCAGCGACGAAAGGCACACATAAACCTCTTGCCTAACCAGGCGGTCGGCACGCTGTTCGATTGTCTCGTTCATGTACAATCCTCCAAATTGAGCCTTAGCGCTCTATGACGCGGCCACAAATAGCCGCGCTGTAGAAAGCTAGTCTTTCTCGTATCCGTCGAACCAAGGGCCCATCCGGCGCGTCCGCGCCTTGCCGGCCGACTTGGTGCAGGTGCTCGAGCTGGTCTCGGGGTCGCGGCAATGCGCCTGCGCCTCGTCCAGCGTGAGATTGGTTGCGATGGTGCGGCGGCCGCCTTTGAAATAGCCGCGAACGATCTTGTATTTCTGGCGGAGGGCGTTGGCTTCTTCGAGGGTCATTGTCGTTGCTCCTGTTCGGGTGCGCGTGGCGCGGGTTAGGTGGTGGCGGTTGGCGTGGCGTATTCAAAGCCTTCGCCGGTTGACGGCTGCGGGAGCCCGTTTCGTCCTGTCAGTAGTCGAAGCGCGATCCGGGCTGGATCTTGTGCGCGGGCTCGTCCGTAAAGGCCGGCTCCCATTTCACCACCCGCCGCGCCTCGAAACCGGTGGCGCGGCATTTCAGGCAATAGCCAGACCGGAAGCCGGTCGCGGTGGTTCCGATCCATTCGGCGGGCTTGCCGCATTCGTGGCCGTAGGTTCCCGGCTCCGCGTTGTGGCACTTGCTATCGGTTGCGTAGGCGGTCATGTCGGCGGCTCCCTTGTTGGTGTCTCTCTATGCCCCAACCATACGCATACGCGCACACCTAGTCAATTGAATAATGACGCCATGGAACCATGGAGAGGCATTATCACGGACTTGTGATCGATGCCGGACAGATTGGGACATTGAGGCAGGGCAATGGGTGGACAGATGGGGACATGCTCGGACATGGCGTTAACCTGTCCCGTTTGCTGGCTGATCTATTGGCGCGCGGGCCGTCATCGGGCAAGGTGACGCGGCATGGTCACTCGCGCCGCTGCCGTCCTTCGCGAAAACGCAATTCAGGCGAAGCGGGCCCGCCGGCGCCGCAGGGCCAATGTTCTCGCAATCCGTCTGCGCGAACTCAACCTCCTGCTTACGTGCCGATATGGCGGCGAGGTGCTGCCCGACACGCCAGACACGCGCCGCGCGATCGTCATCGTCGCCAACCATCTCGGCAATCTATCGGTCAATCCGCGGCATAGCGTCATCGGCTGGCTCGGTCTTCGCGCGCCATGGTACAGCCTCGGCGATGCCGAAGCGCTGATCCTCCAGGTGAGCACCAAGCCGCGCCGATACAAAGCACAGGCGCTCGCATGGCAACTAAAGCTGACTGAAGCTGATCGCGCCACGCTCCGAATCACCACCATCGGATCCGTCGATCTCTCGACGCCCGCCCGCATCAAAGCCCGCGCCCAACGTAACCGCCTCGCCAAAATGGACGCGCGACTATCGGCCGGCCACAAAACCCGCGCCGAATACATCGCTCAGGTCAGCCTCGGCGAACCATGGAAGGCAGAAGGCATATCCCGCCGAACGTGGTTCCGCAGGCGCAACAAGGTAAGCACCGCTGCCCTAGATGGCACACGTCCGGGTACAGCAGATTCTTCAATTGCTGATGACGAACCCGTGCCACCGGAACCATTCTCCCCGTCATAGGGCTGTGACCATCGGATGGCGCGCCAGCGCCCCGCGCCAATCCCGTGCCCCCCTCCCTCGCCTCAGCTCGGGAGGCCCAAACGTCAATCCACCACCATGCAATCATGTTGACATGGACACGAACCCTGAGACACAATCCCGCCGCGTCAAAAAAAGGATCCGCCATATGTCCAGGTTAAACACCAAATCCCTCAACGTTCTCAATACGTTCCGCAGTCTATCAGTTGTTCTCACTAGATCAGCCGTTGTTCTATCGGTTTTGATGATAGGTCTCCCGCAGTCTGTCCAAGCCGCTGACGCTGCCTATCCGTTTTCGCTGACGCCAGGCGATCTTCAATCGTGGCCATTGGTGGTGCAATCCCTCGATTCCTGCGTCGCGTCGATCCAGCTGCGCGGCGATGTCGCGCCATGCCGCGGTCTGTCCGAATTCCTTCAATCTTTTGCCGGTCGCGTGATCCTCACTGGCAAGGCTGCTGCTGCGACCCCGAATAGCGCGCCAATCCAGTCCCAGCCCGCGCCCGAGGCTCCGCAAACCTCGCCGGCGCCGGTCAATGGTGGATAGTTCGCTCGCAATCGGCTAATCCTGCCCGCATGGCGAAGCGCAAGCCGCGTCCGTATGCCAGCCCGAAAATGGATCGACCCGCTACACCGAAGCAGCGGGCCTTTGTGGTGGCGTATCTTCGGACGGGCAATCCATCGAAAGCCTATCGAGCGGCCTATTCGACCAAGGGCTGGAATTCGGCCATGGTCACAGGCGAGGCAATGCGCACGCTCGGCCATCCGGTTGTCGCGCGCCTGGTGGACGTTGCCCGCGGTGCGGCTCAAGCCCGTTACAAGGTCACGGCCGAGTCAATAACCGAAGAGCTCGAATGGGCTCGCTCGGCGGCAATGGGCGATGGCAACCACGGCGCCGCGGTCTCGGCCACGGTGGCTAAGGGCAAGCTGCATGGGCTGTTCATCGAGCGATCGGTAGTCACGGGACACCTCACGCTCGAGGCGCTGATATCCTCGACGATCGCACCGCCCGCCCAGGCCAAGATCCCGGGCGATGACGCCAAGGTGATTGAGCACCAGCCGGACAAGCCGGAACCATAGACCACTGCCGCTCCGGCCAGTCGTCGGGGCGGTCTCACCGCAAACAGTGACCTATCTGTGACCTAGCCAGCGCACAAGGCCAAAACCGCGCGGTAAGTCAATGCTTACCGGGCCAAGCCCCTATATCACCAATCAGGGCGCCGGGAGCGGACTTGACATCATGCCGTCATGGGTTCACGGTGGCCGGCATGAGCAACACCGCCGACACCCGACCCAACTACATCCAGATCACGGTTAAGCCCGAGCTCCTCCGCCGGATTGACCAGGCACGCCGCGCGCAGGCCAACCCGCCCACACGGCCAGAGCTGGTGCGCGCTATCCTCGAGCAAGCCTTGCCCGAAGAGATGACGACCGCTCGACCACGCTCGATCGACAATCGTCCGCAGGAATGAACACATCGCCACGGCCGGGCTGGCAGGACGAGTTGGGGGAGCGCGCCGGCACCCACGGCCATCACGTAGAGCAACTCCACCTGTAATCCTGCGGGAAATTTTGCGGAATATTTTCAGGAATGTTTGTCTGACTGTTTGGAGGTCCTGACGATGGGTGAAGGTCTGAAGCGGGCGGTACTGGCGGCACGTCGTTCGCGGTCTTCGCGCGCTGGTCTGCTTTCGGCGGTTGATGCGTTCTGCCGGGCGGCGAACATCGTGGACAGTTTGCCGGCGCCGGTGGGCGATGATCGTCCGCTGCGTGATGTGCTGCCGGGGCTTTGGCCGACGGTGGGTGATTTGCGGGCGCTACGGGCGGAGGCGGTTGCGCTGGGTTGGAAGCGGAGGTGACGATGTTCCAGGTTGGGCAGCGGGTGATCTGCGTGCGGCCTCCTCGGCCGACGGATTACGGCGAGGTCTGTGCGGTGAAAGGGGTGGTCTACACCGTGCGGAATGCTGCGGTCGGTGTGGACGGTCCGCTGATCCGCGTCGAGGAGATCGTCAACCGTCCTCGCAAGTATTTTGGTGGCGTGACCGAGTGCTGGTTCATGGTGACGAACTTCCGCCCGGTTGACGAGCGCCGGCTGGACGTGTTCCGGAGCGCGCTGGAGCCGGTGAAGACGGTGGCCGGCCAGCCGTTCCCGACGACGGTTTGGTACGACGAGGCGTCGTCGCTCGATGAGAACGACATGCTCGCAGGAGCCGAGCGCTGGCAGTGGTGGGACATGAGGAGCGGCCGATGAGCGAGATCAGCGACAGGGAAATCATCGCGCTGATGGGGGGTAACCCCGACAGTGCAAATCGCGAAGGGTGGCCGTCGTCGGAAACTCTGGATCGCCTGAAGCACATCTACGGTGTTATGCAGCAACGTCCCGCGACGGTCTGAAGCGCATCCAAGCCATTGAAAACATTGAGTTAGGGTCACGTTAACCATGATTTTCTATGCGTTCTCAGAGGGTTAGATCGAATCGCGCATGCTCAGGCTAGTCACCACAGAGAAGGAAGAATGCGCGGTCGCTAGTTTTGCCGCTGCCGAATCCGAGCACATAGCCGAGCGCGCCTTGCGTGCTGAGGCGCGGGCGATTCAGGCTTGGCGAGGAAAGAACCCCTACTCAGATTTTCTTCAAAAACATGGGCGCCGGCCATCACCCGATGAGGCTGCAACAATAGGTCTTTTGATGGGCGCTCGGGTGAAGGCGGCGGACGGCACCATGCAGCCGATGCCCAGCAAAGCGCGGCGCGCTCAAACCATTGTGGAAAGGAAGCTAAGAGCTAGCGAGAGAAAGATGACGGCAAGGATATTCCAAGTCCGAAAGGCTATACTGGCGCTTGCTGCGAATCATCACTGCGATTCGTCGCTAATAATCGACTCAGTTGGTCGCGAATTAGGGGAGGACAACATGCATAGCCAATTGGCCCAAGCGCTTTCTTGTCTTAACCAGATTCTAGAGGAGTACCGTCGTCGTGAAGAAAGTAAGCCTCAGCGAGATTCGTGATCTTCTCAGCGCACTGCAGGAAGCATGGTGAACTGAGTAGACCAAAGCTCAGAAATTTATTGGGATGGGTGCTTTCTCAACGAGAGACAACAAAGAGAGTCGTACGGTCAGTAAAGATTATCGGGAAGGACTTGTCCGAGGACGACGTTCCCCTTGATTTTATTAAAGCACAACTTGGAGAAAGCGAAATTTTCTCTTTCGGCAAGGCTGATCCAGAAGAAAACTACCGAAAACGCTTGAATTTTCTTCACAATTCTCTAGATAAGAACACTGGGCAACTACAGGAATTTACTAAGGGATGAGCCCGATGGTTGACACGGCGCCTCACGTTCACGGCAAGTCGCATTTCGTGGAAGGCGGAAACGTAATTGTTTTTGTCGCCGTCCCCGTCGTGACCGTTCTGGTCCTTGTTTTTTATGGGCCGATTGCCCTGGTCGTTGCCGGCCTCGGTATCGTGTACCTGGAGGTCTACAATTCCATTTTTAACCTATTCGCTGTGGAGTTCGGCGCGTTGATTGCGCTGTTCGCGCTCTTCGTTTGCCGCCCCACCCCGTTTCTTGAGAGGATGCGGAATACTCACGCCTTTACGGCGATTGTAACGAACGTAAAGATTACGATCGTTGTTTCTGTTGTCTGCATTCTGGCCACAATGATCCTTGGCCTTCTGCATGTGGAGCCGGGATTGGGGCTCTCTGTTCGGAGTGTGCTTTTTGTGGTGTGGGCAGCGAGTTCTGTGGCCGTCACTTTCATCTACGGCAGAACGATCCGGCTGATCTTTCTCTCGCTGTCTTGATTAGATTTCGTCTAAGCGCACCCCCCAGAAGCGCGAAACTAGCGGCGGAAGCATACCACAAGTTATGGTAGAGCAAGTGCGCTTCAGACCGTCGCGGGAGTTTGCTGCATAACACCGGACTTCTCAAGGTCGACGAGCGCACGGCCCGTCGCTACCGCCGCGGCGAGACGGCAATTCCGGGACCCGTCCAGGTCGCGCTCAATCTGCTCAAGGAGTGACCGATGCCGATGATGGGCGAGGTCCGCAAGTTCATCACGGGCAAGGTCGTGCGAGCGGTGGCGGACTACCGGGCATCGGTGCCGATGACCCGCGAGTACGTCTGGGACGGGTACTACTGGCTGCCGCTCGAGACGCTCGGCGAGGCGGAGCTGAAGGCGATCGCCGTCCGCATGATGGCGTTCCACGGCGAAAAGGTGGAGGGGATGCTGCGATGACGGTCACCGTTCCGTCGGGCGGACTGGCCGTGATGGCGAATCGCCGCGAGCCACCCGACAGTCTGGATTTCTTTCCGACGCCGCCGTGGGCTACGCGGGCGCTGTTCCCGTTCCTCGGCGACGAGACGCGAACGGTCTGGGAACCTGCAGCCGGCATGGGGCACATGGCCGCCGTGCTTGGCGAGCACTTCGACGCCGTGTTTTCGTCGGACGTGCACGACTACGGAATTGGCGCGACGGTCGGATCGTTTGTTGGCGAAGGACCGGACGTCGCGCAATGCGTACCGATGCCGGACTGGATCATCACCAATCCTCCGTTCAATCTCGCGATGGAATTCGCTCACCGCGCCTTGCGCACGGCGCGCATTGGTGTCGCGCTGCTCACGCGGACTGCGTGGCTCGAGGGTGGCGAACGCTACCGGGAATTGTTCGAGCCGCACCCTCCGTCTATCATCGCGCTGTTTTCAGAGCGCGTCCCGATGGTGAAGGGACGATGGGATCCGAAGGCGTCGACTGCGACGTCCTACGCATGGGTCGTGTGGGGAGAGCGGTCGACGCGAGGCACCCGTCTCTCCTGGATACCGCCGGGCCAACGTGAACGACTGACCAAGCCCGATGACGTTTTCCGATTTGCAGGAGGTCGCCCATGATCCGCATCATCCGCCACTGGCTTGCCGAGCGGCTGTACTGGCTGGCAGGGAAGGTCGAGCCGCGAAGTCCAACGGTCTTCGCGGTGGGATGGAAATCTGCCGATGCACCGGAGAGCGACAGCGCTGAGCGCCCCAACCACATGATCTATGATCCGCTGCATCTGGCCGGCGACCCGGTGGCCCCGACGTCGCCGTGGCAGGGCGGGTGACGCGCCCGTGAGCGAGGACACCATCTACCTCACGACTGGCCCGAACCCGAAAGGTCCGGGTCTGCTGGCGATAATGACG